ATGTGGGGCATGGCGGCAAAGTCGAGAGTTTACAGCTATTTACGCTTCAGCGACCCAAAACAAGCTGCCGGCGGCAGCATAGACCGCCAGCTCGAATATGCCGCCAGATGGGCGGCGGATCACGAGATGGAGCTTGATGCGTCCCTTTCACTGCGGGACGAAGGGCTGTCGGCCTACCACCAGCGCCATGTCCGGCAGGGTGCGCTCGGCGTTTTCCTACGCGCCATCGAGGACGGCCAGGTGCCAACCGGCTCCGTTCTAATCGTTGAAGGTCTGGATCGACTAAGTCGCGCCGAACCGCTGCAGGCCCAGGCGCAGCTCGCGCAGATCGTCAACGCCGGCATCACGGTTGTAACGGCCAGCGACGGCCGCGAGTACAACCGCGAGCGCCTCAAGGCGCAACCGATGGATCTCGTATACAGCCTGCTGGTGATGATTCGCGCGCACGAGGAATCGGACACGAAGAGCAAGCGCGTCAAGGCGGCGATCCGCCGGCAGTGCGAGGGTTGGATCGCCGGCACGTGGCGCGCGCCGATCCGTGTCGGGAAGGATCCACATTGGGTTCGGGAAACCGAAGGTGGAGGGTTCGAGCTGGCCGCCGATCGAGCGTCGGCTGTACGGCTCGTCATCGAAATGTTCAGGCAGGGACACGGCGCGGTGCGGATCGTGCGGGAGCTTGCTGAACGCGGGCTGCAGATCAGCGAAACCGGGCGCACCCACTCATCGAACATTTACAAGATCCTCGCCAATCGGATGCTCATCGGCGAGAAATCCGTCGAGGTTGACGGTGAGACATATCGGCTTGATGGCTACTACCCTGCACTGCTGACACCGGCCGAGTTTGCGGACCTGCGGTACCTGGCCGAGCAACGCGGACGGCGTAAGGGCAAGGGGGAGATTCCCGGCGTCGTAACCGGCCTCGGGATCACCTACTGCGGATACTGCGGCGCCGCGATCGTTGCGCAAAACCTGATGGGCAGGAAGCGCCTGCCGGACGGCCGCCCTTACCCCGGCCACCGTCGACTGCACTGTGTCACCTACAGCCAAAGTGTCGGCTGCAAGATCAGCGGAAGCTGCAGCGTCGTGCCGGTCGAACGTGCCCTGATGCTGTATTGCTCCGATCAAATAAATTTGACGCGCCTGCTAGAAGGCGACGCCGACACGGCGTCGGTAAGCGCTCAACTGGCGAGCGCGCGCCAACGCGTCGCCGCACTCGAAGCGCAGGTTCGCCGCGTTACGGACGCGTTGCTGCTCGACGATGGCGAAGCGCCGGCCGCCGTGCTGAAACGCCTGCGAGAATTGGAAAGCCAGCTCGCCGGCGAACGCCGCGAAGTCGACTCCTTCGAGCATCACCTCGCCGCGTCCGCCGCGGCAGTTGCACCGGCCGCCGCCGACGCATGGCGAGATCTGGTAAACGGCGTCGACCAGCTCGACTACGACGCGCGCATGATGGCACGCCAGCTTGTCGCCGACACATTCTCGAAGATCGTCGTCTACCAGTCCGGCTTCCGCCCGGATATCGAGGAGGGTTCAATCGGACTGCTGTTGGTCGCGAAGCGCGGCAGCACGCGAATGCTACATGTCGACCGACGAACCGGCGAATGGCGTGCAGCCGAGGACGTCGCTATCGCACGTGGTGCTCCTGAATTGCCTATTCCGGTTTGGCCAACGTAAAAAAGGAATCGATCACCAACCCGCCGGCCCATATCGGCAACTAAGTCAGATCGGCCGCCAAACTGTCGGCCGATCAAATTTAACTCACTTAAAATGATCGACAGCACCTTCAAGCGCAGTCGAACTTGCGTTGCTAAAATCAGAATCAAAATGCGTCAACAGCATCTCGATAAATCTACCATGATACACGCCATAAATGAGCTTGGTCATCGCGACGCCTTCCTGCCCCAAAAGACCTAACAACAAAACTCCTTGTTGCACATGCGGCCTAAGCCAAGCCTTCTTGGACCATTGATCAGGTGTGTGATAAAAATCACCGTCGTTGTCATACGTCCAAGTTTCGACCTTCTTGTCATCGATTGCCTTGCGAATAGAATTAAGCAAGGTTTGCGGCGCATGCGTATAAACAGTAATTGCCATATCTACCCCGTTATCTATGTGGTTAAATCGAGCGGGCACGAGATATATTCTCAATTCACGATGCCCGAACTCAAATTAAATACAATTCGCAGCGGCCGTGCCAATTGGTATTTTTCCGTATTGGAGAGAATATCAGGCCGCGCCGTCCGCCCTTATGATGATTTTGGCGCGGCAACCATGTCGATGGCTGGGTAGAGCTGCCACATCGCGCGCACCGTCTCGACGTTTGACGTAGTCACCCGCTCTTCTCACCGTCACCTCGTCCGATCCGTTACCATGCAAGCATGCCGCGCAAAAAATATGCTTGCATTTTGTTTGCGCCCTGCTTATTATGCAAGCACACTACTTTCAAAGGTGCTTGCATGACTACCGAGAAGAAGAAGGCAGTTGTCGCAAAGAAGGCTACTGGTCGCGCCGCCGGCGGCGTCGCGCGCGCCGAGAAACTTCCGCAATCACGACGAAGCGAGATTGCACGAGCGGCCGCGCTCGCTCGTCACGGGCTGCGTGCGACGCACCGTGGATCGTTCCGCGAAGAGTTCGGGATCGATGTTGAATGCTACGTCTTGAACGATGCTCAAAAGACTGCGGTGATCAGTCAGCGTGGCATGGGCGAGGCAATCGGCCTCGGCGTAAGCGGCAGTCGCCTTCCGTCTTTCCTCCAAGGGAAAATTATCTCGGCGTACGTCGGGCAGGAACTTCGGGAAAAACTTGAAAATCCCCTTATTTTTCAAGGTCCAACGGCGGGCGGCACTTCGGCCCCACCGTCGAAAATCCACGGTTACGACGTGACAATCCTGATCGACATCTGCAAAGCAATTGCAGCTGCCGAGTCGGACGGTAAGCTCCTGAAGAGTCAAGCGCACATCGCGAAGCAGGCGCGGATCATTCTGAATGCTTCAGCCAAGGCAGGTATCAAAGGGCTCGTATATGCCCTTGCGGGATACGACGCCACGCGCGACGAAGTCATCGCAGCGTTCAAGATGTACGTTGCGCAGGAAGCTCGAGAATACGAGCGAGAGTTTCCGCCGCAGTTGTACGAACACTGGTATCGGCTTTACAAGCTGGCCAAGCCGGAACGCGGCCGTCCGTGGAAAGCTAAGTCCCTCACGATCGACCACGTCTACTACCCGTTGGCACGAAGCAGCGGCAAGGTGCTCGAGCTGATGCGGGCGCTGAAGGGCAAGGGCTCGGATCGCAATGCAAAGCTGCACCAATTTTTGTCCGAGTTGGGTGTGAAGGCGCTGCGAACGCACGTCGGTCAGTTGCTGGGTATCGCTGGAATCTCGAAGTCCGATGCTGAGTACGAACGTCATGTGAAAACGTTGTTCGGCGATCAGCCGGAGTTGCCCGGCGTCGAATAGATGGGGCGGTTCAGCGGCCGAGTTCATGTTACCCCGAAGTTTGCTGCTTCGGCGCAGGCTCGGCCGTCATCTCCGCGGCCGGATAGAGCTGCAGCATCGCGCGCGCCGCCTCGACGTTCATCGTGTGCAGCCACTCGTCGTAGTCTGCCGGCCTCAAGATCACCACGGACCGCTTCTCATCGCCTAGCTTGTGAGTGCGCCCCATCACGCCATGCCCGTCGGCGTTCACGGTGAGCAACCTCATCCCGATCAGCGTTCTGCCATCATCGCCCTCGTAGCGTCGCCAGATTCCCGCGACGCAGTACGGCCGCCAGTCGGCCAGGCCGATCCGGTGCTACACGTTGCGCCCCGTTATGTAGCACGGTTCGTAAATCCACCTTGCCGGTAACGGCGAGATGCGCACCATGGACGTGCACACTGTGAGGCGCAGGATATGAATGCATATCACCGTAGGCTGCGGCTGCACCATTTTCCTGCCTCTATCCGTGTAATCGATAGCAAAAAAAATAGACACATGACTTAGTCTTTATGTGGAGGCAACTGGCGATTAAACCGGTTCCACTCCAACATTTTCCCGCGCGCACCTTTTCAAGAAGCTTGTAGCGATCTTGTCGATTTCAGCGCCAATTCACTGGAGGTGTCGTCATGTCAGATGCCAACGAGCATTTAATTAAAAAGTTTGCCGAGGCGAAAGACCTGCTGTCCAATTTTGAACGGCCCGAGAACGATGCGGCTAAGTTGATTTCGATAAAATTACGAACCGATGTATTTCTCTATGACGAAGATTACAAGGATATTTACGGCTATCTTTCAACGATCGGAACCCCTCTAAGCGAGAAGCAGTCCGTCTTTCACGGACCAGGTCAAGCTACCGTGTACAGGCTATCTAATGAAATTTTCTGCCTCTTTATTCAGCACGAAACTGGTCCCGATCTCATTGTGTACCTTCACTCTGCACGGGACGTGCTTGAAGCCGCCACGCCAACGGTGATTGCGCTCGGTGCGTTCTTGAAAGCCGTGAACGAGATTGCGAAAATCATCCTAAAGACACTCGCTAAACACAACGCAAATCCATCCTCTGATCGGTATAAGTCGGGCGTACATCTCAGGCCGTCGTTGCGGTCAGAGAACGGTGAACGGGAGATCAGAACGCTAACTCCGCAATCCAGCAATCAGAATGCGATTCAATCAATCGACGAGGTGATCGGAAACTCAATCATCGGAGGCCCGGCTATCGGGCACTGGCAGCTTGTTGCAAACGGGTACGTGGGAGACCTGTGGATACAGAGCGTGAACGGAGATACTGTGAAGGGAGAAATCCAGGATGATGAGAATACCCTTCGGCCACTTCAAGGCAATGGCGGCGTCGGCTTACCGAGCTGGGACCAAGGTACTGGCCGACTCACCTTCGCTAGGACTCTGAATAATGGCGAAATCCAAACGTTCGATGGCTATCTTTTTGACCAAAACATCCAGTTACTGGCTGACCTAATAAAAAACAATCTCGGACCACAAGCTTACCCGTACCCGGGCCCAGCGATGGCCGGAACGTTTACCGGTAGCAAATATGAAGCACGCCCCGAGTTTGGATGGTTTGCGCTCTATATGCCCCATTAACTTAAAACGCTGCTATAAGAAAATGCCGCTCAGATCGACGTGGGCGGCTACGACAACGATATGCCGGGCCCAAGCGTGACAAATCACTGCCGGCGTTCGATTCGCCAAGCCTGCAGAGCCTGCGCTACTGGTTGAGCTTTCCGCAGTACTGCAGTCGCGGCGATATCCGCCGGTTAATTTTGGAAGTCGTACGCCTGCGACGCGAGCAAAGGCCGAAGCGGTGATCCCGGTCATGCACCCTCGTCCGCGTGCTCGGCGTCGCGCCGCCGATTGATGGCACGCATCGCGAGCAGTTCGAGATACGACTGGCCGAGAATCCCAAAGCATGCCCCAAGCCCCGTCACCGCCAGCGGCGGCAGGTCGGGGAAAAGCGTCAGCGCCGCGCCGGCCGCGACGCTCAAGCCAGATCCTACGATCGTGCGCCCGATGATGATCCGCGCCGTCAGCGGCTCGTTTCCGACCAGTAGCTTGCCCATCGCAATTACTCCCCCGATCGCCGCCAAGCCGCCCACTTCCTTCCAGAGGTCGCTCATGCGTGCAACCCCGCAGCGTACGTCGTGCGGCCGCCGACCTTGCGCGCGGTGAGCACCTGGCGCCGCGGCGTCACGCCGTCGGCAGCGAGGCCGATGTGCACCCACCGGCCGAACTCGTTGATGACCTGATCGAAAGGCAGGTCCGATGCCGCCAGCGCGCGGCACACGTCGACCGGCGGCCCGTAACCAGCGCACACGAAGTCGGCCGCGAGCCCTTGAGCGTGTGCACTCGTCGGCACGCCTCCGACCGCGCGATTCAGCGCGGGGCTACGGTAGCCCGACGTGATCTGCATCGGCTTGCCGCCAAGCAGCGCACGCGCCCGTTCAAGGGTCTGCGCGAGCCGCCGCAAGTTCGCAGCGGCCGCCGGCGACGGCGTGTTGTCGATCTGTCGAACGCGCGCGGTATCGCTGCGCGTCAATTCCTCGAGCGTGAAGTGCGGTGTGAGTTGCATGTGGCGATCCAAACAAAAAAGGCCGCACGCGGCGGCCAGAAAGAAATCGACCGCCCGAAGGCGGTCGAGTTAAGGGTGACGGTCCCGCCGTTACGGTTCGTCGGGCCCGGTCACTGCGACGGGCTTCCATTGCTCGCCGGACCAACGCGACACCGGCGCGATCCGGAGTCGTGATTCGCCCGTCGTTCCGGTCACAAACATGCGCGAGACACGCAGTGGGTGCTAGACCTCCGCGAGCGGTATCGTCACGTCGGCGCCGCTTGCCAGCAGCGCGCGCGAGACTTTCCCCATGTAATCGTTACGGCGCGCCATCCTCGGCTGCCTCTGCTTCGCGCAGCGCGACCGTTTCTGCTTCACGTCGCTGTGCCTCCGCCGCTACCTCCGCTGCGATTGCGGCCTCGTCCGGCTCGTCCGGCCAGGCGATTCCCGTCGGAAAGTCTGGGGCGCCCATGATGCGCGACAGCCCAACCTGATACGCCGCCCATGCCTTGAATATCGCGACCTCGGTATCGGTCAGTACGCCGGCGATCATCGCGTCGGCCTTACCGTAGTTCGCTGCCCGCGCCCTCTCCATGCGCGTCGCGAACTCGGCTGTCGCGTCAGCACGCGCCTTGTGCTCGACGAGCTGCTCGTCAGCCACCCACGCGCCATCGCGCCACACGTGCACGTCGGACGGCTTCGGTTCTTCGGTCAGGCCCACATCGGCCGGCACGACTCCGGGCTCATCGATCAATGCCGGCGCGCCGTTCGTGATCTGATACAGCGGGACGTTCCGGAAATCCGGCTTCATCGTCCACGCACCATCAATCCAGAACGGCCACTCCCTGTCACCGGGCTTCGGTGGCATTTCGGTCGACGCGAACGCTGGAATCAACCAGCGGCCGAGCGACATCGGATCCGGATCGGGTTCGCCAGCACTCGTGAGCGCGCCGGTCTCAAAGTCATAGTTGTAGATCTTCATACGTAAGCTCGAATGAATGCCCGCACGGCGATGTTGCTCGGCCGTGCCTCGTTGGCACCGGAGGCGGCTACCCAGATATCGTGAACGTGGTTGTCGACCCAGCCGACCCCGACGTTGTGCCCGTGGCTTCCAGCCCCCTCCGTGTTGAATTCGTGGCCGTGGTCTCCGACCCAGGCGAGGTCTGCGGAATCGCCGGGGCCGACCGCTTGCTCAGACCCGCTGCCCTCTCGATCCGAGCCAGTCAGCGAACCACCGTAGGGTGGACGCAACAGGCGACTGAATACCCCGTTGACGTGGTTGTGCGCGCCCGCTCCAGCGGTCCACCCGTGGTGACCGTGCCAGCCCTGCACGTCGGTCCATGCCGTGTGACTGTGGCCCCCGGCGCCATCGCTAAACGCGCCGTGTCCGTGCCAGCGGTTGGAGCTGTCCTGCCACGAGCCGAGTTGGCGCCCAGCGTCGACACCCCGCGCGCCGTCCCAGATCCGCAGAAACTCGCCGCGAAAATCTGGGATTCGAAATGTCGTCGCACCGTCACCGGTCGAGAAGCATCCCAACTGACCATTCTCCCAGTCCGCCTCACTCACAAGCGCCCCCGAGGATTGAGCGTAGGCCCACAACTGCGGGTAGTCGGCACGGTTGAGCACTGAACCGTTTATCGCGAGATAGCCAGGCTTCGGATCTGCGCGCATCTCCAGCACTACCTCACCAATCCGGTTATCGCGAGCCGCCTCGACCGCACGCCGGATCGCCGCCCATACCATCCGGGTCGTCGCGAAGAATTCACTCTCGTCGTCCTCCGGAACCGTGAGGCCGCGCAGGGCGCCCCACAGCTTCGGGTTCTCCTCCGGCGCTTCGTTCGGCAGGTCGACAAGCGCGCGGTAGAGCATACCGTCGCGCTGGACGATGGCATCGGCCGGGTAGCTTTCCGTTTCCGACCACTCGGCGACGCCGCGCTGCGCGAAGTACCGAATCGCGCGATCGGCACGCAGTCCGAGCCAGTTGAACCACTCCATCGGGGGCTTGCCTCCCGTACGATCCACGGCTTCGCCCCACCCACGCGCCACGTTCGGAAAGTCCGCGACCTCGCCCGGGTGGGCACCGTCCGCAAACACGTATTCATCGGGCCGCTGATAAATCGTCATTACAAGTACCTCGTGAAAACGCCATCGCCAAAACCAAACGTGTCGGGCATGCCGGCAAAGCCGAAGGGCCGCTCGGGCGCGCCGATGTACAGCGAAATTTCGACGCCGACGGGCCGTGGCAGCACATCAAGGTTCTTGATGGCGAATAGCAGAAACGGTGAAATGATCTCGACGTTAACCACAACCGACATCGTCATGTCGTACGCATCAAACACGTCGGCGCGCCCTTCGAAGATGAAGTCGAGCGCGTCCATCATGTCCGGCACGGTTCCGACCATGTAGTTCTTTGCGATGCGACAGCGGATCAGGAAGCGAAAATCGTCATCGTCGAGCGTGCCGAGAAACGCGAAGTCGTCGCGCTCGATTACATTCGACATCGTGCGCGACTGGCCGACGTGCTTGCCGATCAGATCGAGGTTCGCGCCCACGGCGTTGTCGATATCGAGCGCCTCGGGAAGCTGCGCGATACCGCGCCAGGCCTCCTTGATTTCGGCACTGATCAGTCTCGCCGTCTCGGTCGCGCGCGGCTTGCCCTTGTACTGCCATATCAGCAGGCGCTCGTAGCTCATAGCAGCTTGATCTCGATATTTTCAGGAAGGAAGCGCGCGCGCTGGCGCGGCCCAACGGTGAGGTTCTTCGGGAGCAGATTGCCGCCGACCTCGCCGATATCGAAGGCTTCGATCGAGAAGCCGGGAACCGAGTTGACCGGCGTATAGAGGCGAGACAGCGAGACGCCCTGGCCGATCTGATAGCGATACTTGACGAGCGCCTTCTTGATCGCATCCTCGTCGATACCGACGACGCCGCGTTCTCGCTTCAGTTCCAGGTACGCTGCACACTCGATCACTTCAGGGCGATCGAAAAGCATCGTTCGCTTCCGGCCCTTTCGATCCAGAACGTCGACCGCGACCGCCCCAAGCATTCCGGTCCCCGAAGTCTTGTTCGCGAAGATGACTTGTGCGATCGCCTCGTCCTCTCCGCCGTCGACGATCACGTTGATGCTCTTTCGCGGCACGCCGTCCGCGTCAGTTACGTCGGTCCAGTTCTCAAGGCAGATCACCTCGCGCACGTCCGGCAGCTCGCCGATCTTTGCCTCTATCGTCTCACCCGAGTTCTGCGCCGGCCGCGCGCGGCCGCGTGCGAAGCGCATGCGTAATTCCGGGTCGCGTTCCTCCAGCTCGCCCAGCTCGACCGCCGAGAACGTCGTTGCGGTGTCCCACCCGTTCACGATCGTTTCGATGCGCAGCTTCGTGCCTATCGGGTTCGGAAAGCTACCGCGATCCTCGCTGCGAAAATCGCCGCGTCCGGAACCCGCGTCGTTCAGCGTCACGTCGGCCATCAACTGCCAACGCACGCGCTGCGGATCGGATACCACGGCGCCGGCCGGAATTACGCGATGCGGCGTGCCCTGCAAAATTACGCTCGGCATGCGGCTGTACTTCGCCCCGCGCCGCCGGATTCCGGCGTACGCGACGCGCTGCTCGAGCCATTTCCCGCCCGCGTATTCCGGGTCCAACGCGCGATAGACGGCGGCACCCAGCTCATTGATGTCGGCAAGCCCCTGAGCGAACAGGCCGATGGCCTGGCCGTCCGGGCTGTCCGGACTGAGATCGATGTCATCGCCGTAGATCCGCCGCAGCCCTGCCTCAAGGCGCACCAGAATAGCGTCGAGCCGCTCGGCTACGTAGCCCTGCGGTGTGAGTTGCCCCATAGATTGCCCTGCGTGATAAGTGGCGAGCAGCACGCCATGCGCTCCGGTTAAATGCCGAGCGGCTCGCTGATTGCGAATTCGTTGTTGAAGACGTCCAGCAGCGTCGCCGTCACCGTCATGCGCCGTTTGGCGCCGTTGATCGTGATATCGAACGCGAGGATGCGCGCGATGCCTGCGGTGCCGAGAATCTGGCGCTTGATGTCGCTTTCGAGCCGCTCGCGCTCGTTGCCGCGCTCCATCCGTTCGATCCACGGGATGCCATGGTCGAGATCCAGAAACCAGTCGCCGCGGAACGAACGCAGCCGTGTCACAACACGCTGCGCCACTGACTCGCTCCGGTCGGCGTAATCTGCACGGCCGCGCCCGAAGGTCCAATCGCCGTCGGCGTCGAGTCGCCTTACCCTCATCCCTCCGGCCCTCCCGTGTCACCGCCCATCGAATCCCGATGGTGATGCTTGTCCACCGTGACGCCGTTCGATTTGATCGTGCCGCCGCTGTGGTCGATGTCGCCCTTGATCGTGGTGCCGGTGCCGCCCCCCTCGCCGGCCATGCCGGCCTGATACGTCAGCAGTTGCTCGAACACGGCCGGGCATTTCACGCGAAACAGGGTGCCGTCGAGTTCGATAATGCCGTCGCTGCCCATGCGGAAGCGCGCGGGCCCGTCGATCTGACGCAGCACCAGCGCGCTCATGTCGAAGCCGCCCGGCACGCGCGGCTGCGAGCAGACGCCGGGCGCAAAGGTTGCGTCAGACAGGTCGTGCATGCGCAAATCCAGCGGCGGCCCGTTCCGCCCAGACACGAACCAACCGTCGATGCAGCGATCATTGATCGTGACCTGTCCCTCGTCCCCGCGCTTCAGCGGCCACTCGATCGCGAAACCGCCGCCAGTCGGAAACGACACCGGCACGTCGACGAGCAGCGGCAGCTCGAGCGACGACTCGTCAGCGAGCAGCGCGTCGATCGCCGGGCGCACGGTCGCCGTCCGGCGGTCCGGGTCGAAAGCCTCGACGATGCCCGGAAACGCCGTCCGCACCTTCAGCAGCTCGCTGCGCAGCTCCTTCGCGCGCGCCAGCTCTCCCGACGGCATATCTTCATCAAACGTTCCCATCGTTCACGCCCTCCACCTTCTTCGTTTTGCCCTTGCTGGCCTTCGGCTTCTCGACCTTCTGGAATTTGCCGCCGCGGACGACCAGCTTCGACAACCAGTCCGTCGAATGCGTGTCGCCGACGTACTTCGCGGTGACGACCTTGTAGTCGCCGTTGAAGTGCTCGAGGATCGAACGCACCCGGACCAAGCCGCCGACGCGGATCTCGGTGTTCAGGAGGCACTCGACCTCCAGCCCGTTGTCGGTCGCGCGCGGACTGTTCACCATGCCCGTGTCCTGCGACAGCTCGAACCCCTCACCGGGCAGCACCTTGGCCGCCGGCAGCACGAGTAGCTCGCCGTCCTGAATCGACCAATCGGCCCCGCTGTTGCGCGCGACCACACCCACCACGTCGCGCGCATTCCCCATCAGCACCTTGCCGCGCGGCAGCGTGCGCGTGCTCGTCAGGTCAGCGACGCCCGCACGCGTGCGCGTCATGGCCTTCGTTGCCTCGGCCAGCACATCGGCGTCCGTGGCACCGGCCTGCAGCGTCGTCCATACACGCGCACGCGTGTAATCGAAGCTGCCGTCGCCGCATTGAAACTCGATGATCCAGTCGGCCTTGTCGCGCCGCACGCGCGGCTTGACGATGTCCCCCTGGTACAGCAGCCGCAGCTCGTTGTAGCCGACCGACAACTGCGCGAGGTTGAAACCCCGAGACAGCACGCGGTTCATGTGATCCCGCGTCAGGTTGTAAACGGTGATCGTTCCCGGATTCGGCTTCTCATCGAGGCTCTTCGTGATATCGAAGGTCACACGCAGGTTGTCGATCGACAGCGATTCGGTCCGGTTGCCGAGATCGAGGCGCCACCGACGTCCGAATTGCATCGCCATGAACTACCACCAACGAATCGCGTGAATCACGATCCACGTGGCGCCAGCGACAGCCAGCATCCACACAATCCGGCGCACGGCCGGGCACCGTTCCAGCGCGTCGATCATCTTGACGACCTCCTTCCCTACGTTAAACTTCACTTCATGTTTCATCGTCTACCTGCAATAGATGGTGTGAACAAGAAAGCCCCGGCTGCGGCAAACAGTCCGGGGCTTTCGCTTTTCTGCGGCGCAGCTCCGGGGCAACTCCCGAAAGCGTACGGCCGAAAATATGGGTGCTTCCTTACAATTTTCCTAAGCGATCAAACGGGTACGCGTCGGGAGAAATCCTCCACGTAGCACACTTTTCGAGGGGTGCCGCTTGCGGTTTTCCTACGCCGCTGCCGTGTTGCTCACCTCCGCCTTCATCCCAACGTACAGCGCGAAACGCTCCCCGAAATCGTCGCCACCTATGGGATCGAGACCGACGCCGCTTAGGTCCTCAAGCCAAAAAAAGAAATCCACCGAGTCGCGCCACAGAATCGGCGGGCCGAGCACGATGGGAACCGCTTCGACGATCGATGCGTCAGCATCACGGTCGCTCACATCGAGCTCCCAGTGGTCGCCGACCGAGTTGTATCGGATCGTCAGCTTCAACAGCTCCCCGTCGCCGGGGTCGACGGTCATCTCCTGCAGTGGCGTCGAATCGATCGGCAGTTGAATCATGATGCCCCCGTCACGTAATCGATCACCTGGCGAACGGCCGAGCGCTTCCTGTTCGCGTCGGTGCCCTGCACGTTCCCTTTCTGCGTCGCGCTGGCGCCCTGCTTGCCGGCGCGCCCCGACTTTTTTGCGCCGCTCGCCGCCGACAGGCCGCTGGCCCTCTTCGTTTCGACGATGAAAATGCGACGGCACGTGACCGTCAGCACCGCACCGTGGACGCTCGATTGCTGCATTGCGACGGTCTTCAGCAGCATGTCCTCGTACAGCCGCGACATGGTCTGCACTTCGACCGGCGAGCCGCTCTTCTGCAGGGCGAGCAGCGCGTCGTGGATCTGTCCGATCCGGTTCTCGCTAGCGCTCACGTCGCCGGCGATCCATGACGAAAAATCAGGCAACCACGGCGCGAGCGCGCGCGGCGCAATCAGCCCCGCAACAGCGTTCGCGGACGTGCTTACGAACGACGTAAGCTCGCGCTTCGCGCGCGCGAGCGTGTCCGCGGTGAACGCCTCGAACGATGTCGGCGTGCCGAGCACGTCGAGGAAGTCGCTCGCGCTTCGGATGTTCACCACGCGCGCGAGCAACGATGAACTGCTCGGCGGCTCGTACGACACGACAGTCCCAGAAACGACTACCTCACCGGGTTTCAGGAACGCATGATCTGCAATCTCGGCGCCCGACTCGACCGGGTTCTCTGTGATCTCCAAATCGCTCGTGTGCGATTCGTCCGTGACCACGTCGAGCGTGATCGTTCCTATCGCGGTGCGCAGCACCTGCCTTCCTGCGGCCATCGCCCCTCCTGTTACGCGACAACCGCGCTCGCGGCGTTCTGGAGCGCGGCACGGTTCTGTCGCTGCTGCATTGCTTCCAGTTCGCGCGCCGCAGCACCCGGGTCATCGCTCTGCACGTGCACGGTCGTGTTGTTGGTCACGTTCGCGTTCACCGTGCTGTTGCTCGTCATACCCGGCGCCGCGCCGGCGAATGGTGCGGCGCCAGCGGCCGCGTTCTGCAACTGCTGCGGAATGGCCGCGGCACTCTGCGCGACATCGGCAATGGCGCCGGCACCGACGCCTTCGCCGTCAACGGTGATCGAGCCACCGCCGAAGAATCGCGCGATCGCGCCGAGCGTCTTTTCGATTACGGCGCCGAGGCTCGGGAAGTAGTTCTTGATCCGCTCGATCGTGCCCTTCACGAAATCCCAGATGCGCCCGAACGTGCTGATGAACAGGTCCGCGACCCGGTTCAGCATCCGGTCCACCACCTCGCCGGCCGCCTCGAAGTCACCTGTGAAGAACGCGACGAACCAGTCGATCAGGTCGGCCATCAGTCCGAAGGCCGTGCTGAACAGGTCCCAGAGCTGGCGGAGCACCGCGCCGATCACGGCGACCGTCTGCGCAAACCCGAGTCGCAAGTAATTCCACACCTCGCCGGCGATCAGCTTCACCGTTTCGCCGTTCTGCGCCCACCAGCGCTCAAGATCGCGGAGAAACGCCTCGATCTCCGCGCGCACGACAGCGATCGGCTCGCGCAGCGAATCCCAGAACTCCCCGAACTGGGCCTCGCCGCCATCGAGGTAGGTCATGAAGTCGTCGATCAGCAGCAGCAGCACGCCGATCGCGGCGACCAACCAGAACACTGGGTTCGTGGCGAACGCCAGTAGCGCCGCGCGCTTGAACCACGTGAGCGCGGCGCCAACGAGCAGCAGCGCGACGCGCATGCCGCCGATCCCGTCCGCGACGCGCACGATGAACCGGAACAGGTTCACGAGCACCTGGCCCGCCGTGTAGACGATCTTGATGAACCGGCTGATGCCCTCCTGAATCAGTTCGCGGTTGCTCCGCATCAGCTCCTTCAGGCCGGCGATCAGCGCCTTCAACTGCGGCAAGATGCCGACCGCGATATCCGAGCGCAGCGCGTCGAACCCGAACGCCAGGTCGGCCATCTGGTCTTTCCACTCGCTCGCGGCGTCGGCCTGCTCGGTCGTGGACACGCCCCACGCGTTCGCCTCGTCGAACAGCGCCTGCAGCTCGCCGCGCGTGAGCCGCAGCGTTTGCAGCATCGACGCGTCCGCGCCGATCTTCGACAGGAAAGCGGCGCCTTCCTGCTTCGACATCTTCGCCATCTTGTCCTGCACGTCCCCGAGGATGTCGGAGAACTGCTTCACGCTGCCGTCCGCGTTCTTCGCGCGCAGGCCGTACTGCTCGAACACCTTCGCGCCACGCCCGACGCCGGCGGCCGCTTCACCGATCACCTTCGACATACCCTTGATCGACGCGGTCGCCGCGCCGACAGACGACGCGTTCTGCTCGGCGGCATAGCCGAAGCGCTGGATAAACTCGACGCTCTCGCCCGTCTCGCGCGCGACCTGGTTGAGCTCGTCGAGGCCGTCCAACGACTTCGCGAACCATGCCGTCACGCCGGCGGCAAGCCCGGCAATTGCGGCCGACGCCGCGCTGGCGACTTTCACGATCCCGGTCAACTGCTCGCGGAAGGCCCGCGCCTGATTCACGTCGGCCGCAACGCCGAGCCGCACCACGAATTCATCAAGGGTCATCGTTTCCTGCCCGTCTTGGTTTCCATCTCACGCTCACGCCGCGCCTCGCCCTGCGCCTCGTCCCACGCTCGCATCGCTTCGTGCATGTCGCAGAGGTCCGCGAGCGTATAGATCGTGCGCAGTTCGTGCAGCGTTACGCCATTGAAGCGCCGGGCAACGGGCCCCCAGATGAACCAGTCGATCCCGTCGCCTTCCCTGCCTGGAACCGCGTCATCAGGTTCCTGAACAGACCGGAGAAGGCGCTTCCGCCGAAAAAATCGGCGTACTGATACTTGATCCCGGCGATCAGTACGGGGATGAGGTGCGCGCGGTACTGGTTGAAGTGCTCGCTGAACTTGTCGCGGACGCGGTACGGCTGCCGGCCGTTCACCGTTGCCGCCGTCGACGCCCACACGACAGCTTCGAGCTGCGCCACCTCCGGGCGGCCAAGGTTCGACAGGATCGTCGAGATGCACGCGGCCGCGATGGCAGTCTGGTCGACGTCGTCGGCCGAGCCGAAGCCGCCCGCCTGCATGCCCTGCAGCAGCGCACCGGCGTTCTTCAGCGCGGTCCACGCGGCGGCCGCGTCGGCGGGCGTCATCACGTAGCGCACGCCGTCGATTTCAATGTCGTGTTGCATTTCCATCAGTTACCGAGCCCCTTTTCCAGATCCATGTTGAGTTTTTCGAACACCATCACCCATTCGGTCGGGTTATGGCTCGTGCCGCGCGTGTACTTCGGCCGCGTCGTGAAATACCCCTTGCTCGCCGTCACGACGTCGTCGTTCAGCAGGTCGCGAATGTTCAGCTCGAGCGGCGTGAACGACTTCAGGTTGGTCTGCTGCTGGATACGCAGCGCGTTGAGGTACTTGCTGTTCGGGCTGTGCTGCTTGACCTTCAGCGTCACCTTCCCGGAGTCGTCGGCCGACGCGACAAAAATACCGGTGCCGTTACCGCCCATCGTCAACGTGCCCGCGTCCGCGTTGTATTCGGCTTGGATCACGTCGGCACCGTCCGACCAGTCGTCGATGGGCACGCCGTTGATCAGCACCGACACCTGTTTCGGGTCAAAACTTGCCATCTGTCAGGCTCCAGTAAAAAGCCCCGCCGAAGCGGGGCTCGTGTTGCGTATCCGACCGATTACCGGTCGAAGTTGATGATCACGTCGACACCGTGCACGGCGCCGCCCAGCTTCACCGCGGTCTGAATCGGCGGCATCTTCCGTTTCTCGCGGTCGCTCGTCGACAGGTTGTCGACCGTGTCGCACCAGACATAGAAGCCTTCGTCGAGGTAGTCGCCGGTCTCCAGCGTGCCGAACGGATCACCGTTCCACACGCCGGGCGCGAACGCGCCGTTCCGGAGACCTTCGCGGCACGCGCGCTCGACGGCCGCGATCACCTGCGGCGTGCCGAGGTCGGTCAACGGGATCTTCGTCGGGCTGCGGTGCAGCTTCGCGAACACCTCCTTCTGCACAGCGTCGACGAACCAGTCGAGGATGTGAATCTCGTCGAAGAAGCGGCCGCCGAGCACCGTGCCCTCGGCGACCATCGCTACCTCGTCGAAGTAGGTGTAGAAGTTCAGCCCGAGCCGCCGGCACTTATTCGCCTCGGTCAGCCCGAGGTTGTCGGCCTCGACCGTCGGCAGCGTCTTGAACTTCATCGTCAGCGTCGAGTTGTTCGCCGCGAAGTTCACCGACAGGCCACGCGCGAGGAACGACAGGATCGCGTACGGGTCGGTCTTGTCGTACGTGGCGACCGTCCGATAGTTGCTCTTGTCGTACAGCCGCTTGAACACGTTGCCAGCTGCGAACTCGACGTGCTGCGGATTCGTGGTCGTCACCCCGAAGATCTTGCGCGGAGCCGCCTGCGTCCAGTCGGATACCTCCTGCAGCACACCGTCCGGCAACTGCGCCGCGACTGCCAGCGCATACCAGCCCGGCTGCCGATCCTGAATCGCCGCGGCGGCCTCGATGACGGACTCGGCGGGCAGCTTGACAGCATCCGCGCCCGAAACAAGGCGCGCCTGGCCGTTCTCCAGCTTCATCATCTCGCCCAGATAGACGCCGGCCTGGCCGTCGTCCGTCACGTAGTGGAAAGCCGGGCCGGCGCCAGGCTCAGTCGCCGTGAATGCGAAGCGGTTGCCCGTCTCGTCGAACGAGCACGTCCACGCCGGATCCTCGCCGGCCGCAGCGTTGATCGCCTTCACCACGTCGTCGAACGTCACCGCGTTCGTCAGGTTGAGCGGCCCGAGCTGGGTCGGCGTGTCGCCGAACGTAACGGTCACGTAGCCGGCGCTCACGGCGTGAAAATCGGACACGGGCGCAGTCACGGGTGAGCCGATGAGCGCGGCTGCAGTCGCGGGAAGGACGCGCTCATTCCGGACCCAGCGGCCGATCATCAATTCCTTCGGGCGCGGCTGCTGCGCCATAAAGCGACGCGTCGCGCGCGCCGTTTCGGAGTTCGTCCCGAACGCCGCTTCGACGTCCGGCTGCTGCGCGGCGTAGATATACAGCGTGCTCGTATCGTTGAATACGTTGCCCGCCTCAGGCGTAAGCAGCAGCGTCATGCCGAAGTTGCGCCGCGACGGCGCGCGGGCCTGCATGTTCAGTTGAACGTTTACGACATCATCAATGGGCAGCATCTATTGCTCCGTAGTGGGTAGATCGAGAGTGAGGGTTTCGACGACCCGATCGGTTCGCACGACGATGTCCACGGCTTCGATGCGCGGCTGTGGAATCTCCACTGCGTGCGTGTGCGTGAACGTCGCGGTGAACCTTGCGCGTTCTTCCGGGCCGCCGCCCACGGCTGCCGAGACGTCGATCACGCGGGTGACGCGCAGAATCGCCGCTCGAACCCTGTTCTTGAGCGCCGACAGTGCCGTGCTGGATTCGAAGGCGAGCTGCAGTTTCGACAGCAGCGCGTATGCGTTCGTCCCGTATGCCTCGAACAGCACTTCGGTCATCAACGAGCGCCGCAGGATCTCGACCTCTTTGTCGCCGTCGAAATCGCGGCGCGCGCTGCCGATGGGCGTGTCGTCGTTCGCGCTCACCACGACGAACGGCTCGCCGCCCGTGGGCCCGGCATCCCATGTCGGCCGAACGCTGCCGTCAGGTAACGACAAAAGCTCCCGCACGAGGTCGCGCAGTGGCGTCGTGTCGAGTTGCGAGCGCGTAGTAATAGCCATAGTCGGACCAGTCGGAATCCGCCGTGACGCGCCAGCGCGCACCGTGGTGATGCACGAAATCGCGCGCGGCGAGCGGCGCGTCGGAAAACACGGCGATGGTTGGAAAGTGGCGCTCGCCTTCGGGCCGGGTTTCGAGCTGCGCCTTACTCGCGGGATGCACGACGCCCGTCACCGTGCCTGGCGCGTACGATTCCTCCCACTCGCCGGACGGCCGCCGCACGCCCGTTGCACGTTCGATCGAAATCGCGCACGCGCCGAGCTCCGAATCGGTCACGACTTCACTGAGATCGAGCATCGCGCACCTCCGACGTGGTGGACTGGATCAGATTGCCCTCGTCGATCAGCGGGCGGCTGCTGCCCTTGCGCGCGATCGTCTCGGGCTTGTTCGGCGCGAAATTGCCCTTGCGCACCTCCCGCTGCACGGCTGCGACCGCGGCGAGGCCTGCGGCCTCGTACGCGGAGTCGACGGACACGTCACCCCGCGCCGCGCGCCGCAACCCGTGCGCGAGAACATCCCGAATCTGCTTCTGACCGTTCTCGATGCCCTGCGGAATGAACGGGCGGGCTTCGAGACCCTTCTCGGGATCACCGAACGACAGGCGCGCAGCGAGCTGCGCATTCGTGATGCCCGAGCCCGGGTGCTGCTCGGCGCCGGTCGCCGCCGGGTAGCCGACGACGACCTCGCGCTTCGTTGTCCGCTCAAGCATCTCGATCAGCCGATCGAGGCCTGGAAAGTTGGAACCGCTCATGCCACCAGCCCTCCGGCCCCGACGATGCGACGCAGGCGCAGATACTCCTGCCCCCATACCGTCGCCGCCAGCCACGCGTCGTCGCCGGTCATCAGCGCGGGCGCGGCATAGCCGACCTGCACCTCGCCCGCCTTCTTCGACGTGGCCGTGAGCACCGGTTTGCCGCCCGTCCGCTCTGCGGCGCGCGCCATCACGAGGAAGTGCATCACCAGCCCGCATGCGGCACGCTGGTAGAAGCCGCCCCAGCGCGCCCGGTCGAAGTAAGGCCGGGTGTCCTCGATCGCGAGCTCGACGGCCGCGTCGTCGAACGGCGCGGACGCGGTCTTGAACCGCGCCCGCACGTCGGTGACCGTGATCGGCGACCACTGCACGGCGGCCGCGCTCATGACGCTTTCCGGCCGCGCTTCGGCGCGGCGGGCGGCGTCTCGGCGGAACCTTTCTCGGGGTCGGGCGTCTCCGGCGTCTCCGGCGTCTCCGGCGTCTCCGGCGTCTCCGGCGTCTCCGGCGTCTCCGGCGTCTCCGGCGTCTCCGGCGTCTCCGGCGTCTCCGGCGTCTCCGGCGTCTCCGGCGTCTCCGGCGTCTCCGGCGTCTCCGGCGTCTCCGGCGTCTCCGGCGTCTCCGGATCGCCCAGCGCCGCCAGCGCGCCGGCCGGAAGCAGCGGACCGTCGGCGTCGACGATCACCAGCTCGCCGTCCGCGATCTGCGCGCGCGCGGCCCGCCCGCGCACGAAGGCCTCCCACACTTCGATCGGAACCGGGCTCGTCGCGCCGGGCGGAATCTCGACTGTGAGACCGGCACCGCGAATCACCGAGCTGGCGCGCGTCGTGTTCTTGATGTCCAGCATGGTGTCTCCCTTAGCCCATCACGTCGTCGACGTAGAACGCCGTTTTCGGGTAGCGGAATTCGACGCCCGAGTAACGGTACTCGCCGTTCACCAGCATCTCCAGCCCACGTTGCTCCGGCGTGTGGAACATGAGCGGCATCGGGATGTGGAACACGATGTTCTCGCGCGACTTCTCGTAGAACATCATGCGGCTGGTCTTGCCCTTGCCCGCCGTTTCCAGATCCGCCGCCGCGCGGAACGTGATCTCGATGTTGCGCTCCGTCTTCGAGATGTTGTTCTGCCGGATGTACTCGAGGATCGTCGTGTCGGAGTTGTCGGAGCGCGGCGTGCTCGACAGGTGCGCCAGCACTGTGCCCGGCATCGCGACGGTATCGACGACGCTGTTGCGCTTCGTCGTCGTCCAGACCTGCGTGATCTGGTCGTTGACGAACTTCAGCGCTTCGGCCGGCGTCGCCGTCAGCAGGTTCACGCCCGCGCTCGATTGCGGTACGGCCGGGCAGTTGAACAGGCCCGTGAGCTCTTCCTCGCCGTACAGGCCGACCTCGTTCATGTGCGAGCGCCAGGCCTTCATCGCGGTCTCCTGACGATCGCCGTCGAGCGACTGCTGCAGCGCGGCCGCCGTGCGCAGTTCGGCGAACGTGTACGCGTAGCCGATCGCGCTGCCGACCACCGGCACGGACTTCTCGCCGTAGAACACATCGACGCGAGGGATATCCCCGCCTTGGCCGGAATGGCGCTTGCCGCGGCCGGCGAAGTCCTTCATTCGGTACGTGATCGCCGTCACGTGCTGGCCGGCCTCGGTCGAGATCGGGATCAGCGCCTCGTAGTCGAGCGGCTCCCGCTTCTTCTCATAGACCTGCGTCTCGTAGTACTCGAGCTGCGAGGTCAGAAACGCGAGGCCCGGCTCCGAATCGATCGCCAGCGCCGGCAGACGGCGCAGGCCGTCCAAAATCATCTTTCTGCGGTTCATTCCGTTGTTCCCCCTTCCTTTAGGGCGCTGCGACCGGCGCCTTCAAGCCCGGTACGCGGTTGATGGCGACGATGCCGACCTGCCCCGGCTCCGTTTTCGTTTCCCACTCGGCGCCCGCGATCTGCGTGCCGGCGCGCGCGGCGAGCGTGCCGTTGCCAGCGAACTTCACCGGGTCACGCGGGTTGCAGCCGTCCGTGCATGTGGCCCAGATGCGGCCGAACTCCAGCGCGGGCAGCGTCGCGTCCGGTTTGTAGAACACCTCGCCTTCGAGGTTGGCCGTGAACGTCACGTGACGAATCGAGATGCCAGCGAACACCGTCGCGCGCGCGTCGCCGGGCAGCACGTACTCGCCCTCGATATCGGTATCGAAAACGGCCCTGCCGAACTCAATCGGCACGGTGCCGCGGTTCGTGCCGTTGCGAATCGTCGCCGTGTTGTTGTCGACGATCAGGCCAGGAATGCCGCGTTCGAACTGCGCCGGCGCGTAGTCGCCCAGATTGATGCGGTTCATGTGGTTTGCTCCGGTTGATTGATTGATCGGATCACGCGCGGCCGTTCATGCGGTCGATGAAGCTGCCACGCGCCGCATCAGCCGTCTTCTGGCCACCGCCACCGCCGCCCGCCGCGTCGGTCGTCTTCGTGAACTGGTTCAGCGAGTCGAGCACCGGGTCGCGCATGCTGCTCGCGTCGCCCGTGGTCTTGCCACCCGCAGTCGCGGCGAGCACGCCGAACGCCTGGCGCAGCGTCGCGTCGTCAGCGGCGTCGAGCGTCTTGCCGCCGAGAACCGCGTCTACGACCGGCTTGTGGTCGCCGTACAGCGCCTTGATGACCTCGCGGCGGTACTGCGCGCACGTCTTTCCCTTCGCGTCGACGGTCGGCGCGATGCGCTTGCCGCCTTCGAGCATTTCGGCCCAGTCCGCGACCATCGCGTCGCGCTGCTGCGGGGTCATGGCGTCCTTCTGCGCCTGTTCGAGCTCGTCTTCCAGCTCCTCGATTTCGTCCTCGAGCTCCTCGGCGTCGCGCAGCGCGATCGACTTGTCGCCGATCTTGATCTTGCGATCGAGCAGGACGTTCAGGCTGCTGACCGTGGCCGTTGCGTCGGCCAGCTTCTTGGTCAGGTTGTTCACGGCGGCCGCCGCAGCCTCGTCGAGGCTGAACGGGATGCCGTCGATCGTGATCTGAATCGGCATTGCTGTTGCTCCTGTTGGTTTGGATGGTTGTGAATCGCCGACGCGGCATACCGGCCCGCACCGACCTCGGCGCACGAGCGCCGTGTGGTTGCCGCGAATGTCGCGCTGGATGCCCTCGTACGGCTCGCCCTCCGGCGTGACGCCGGGCGTCCAGTCGTACACCGCGGTGTAGCCGCCGGACAGTTCCTCGCGGACCTTCGTCTCGACCTGCTCGATAGCGCCGGCATCCATGACCCACGCTTCGCCGTTCAGCAGATTCGATGCACGATGCGGTCCGCGCATCAGGCCGACGGACAGTTCACGCCAGTTGTCGGCCGTCACACCGTCCGGTGGGTGGTCGATCGTGATCGGCTGGTTGTCGAACGACGCCATCGCCTCGGGGTGAAACACTTCCTCGGGCGGCCGGTAGATCCGCACCTCGCGCATCGGATCGCCGTCGAGGCCGAGCTCGTGCGCGAGATAGATCTGGATGCCCGTGCGGGCGATGACGGCGGGCGCGACGAGATACCCCTCGGGCGTGCGCCGACGTTCGCCCAGCGCTGCGTCGAACGTGTGCTGTATGCGTTTGCTCATTCCTCGTCATCCAATCTGAAGCGCGGCAGCGCCACGCAGCGGCAACCGATGTCATGTCCCGGGTGGCCTGTCTCCGCCGGCGGCGAATCCCACCGGAACACCTTCCCGTCGTTCTCTGCGTGGCTGTCGCGCACGCGCTCGTCGCCGCTCGTCTGCCACTCGTATTCCTCGATCCCGAGTGCGGTCTGCCGCGCCTCCGTGATCGACGAATTCAGCTTCGACGTCTGGTCGCGCGCGATCAGCTTCGCGCGCCGCGCGGTCACACCCGTCTCGCTCTGGATCGATTCGACGATGGAGGTGTAGCGCTGGCCCTGCTGCACCGACACCAGCACCTGCGCCGCGATCCGTTCGAAGTACTGCTGCGGCACCGACTTGATGAGCCGCACGTTCGTCGCTGCGGCGGCCTCCAGCACGCCCCCGAGGTTCTGCATCTGCAGTGCAGCGCGGATATCAACGCCGATCGCCGCGTTCACCGACGCGCGCAGCGCCTCGGTCGCGCTCTCGTCGCATATCTCGGTCATGCGCTGCGCGAGCAGCCGCGCACGCGCGGCAACCTGTGCCGCAACTCGCGCGGCGGCCGCGTCGAGCGCCTCATTCAGCGCGCGCACGAACGCGCTCGCCATGTCGTCAGCCGTGTAGCTGTACTCGGCCTCGTTGCGCTGCAGGACCGGCAGCACATCAGCGCGCACCGCGGCACCGCATGCCGAGACGATCGCGAGCAGCTGCGTGCGATACCAGCTCTCAGCTCGCCGGCTTGGCCGGCTCGGCCGGACGCGTGACAGGCGCCGTCGACGAACCCGGTTCGCCCGCGCCAGATTCGCCAGGCTGATCTCCATCGGGGTCGTCCTCGAGCGGCTCGTTGAGTTGCGCGGCAAGGTCAATGTCCTCGTCGCTGATCTGGTACGTGTCGTTCGCCTGCAGACGGGTCATGATCTGGCGATCGATCGGCAGGCCGATATCGACCGCGTAAATCTTGTCCGTCTCCGCGCGCGTCTTCTCGGCGGCAGCCTGCTCGGCCTCGGACAGCTGCCAGAGCGGGTTGAACTCGATCACGAGGTCGTCGAGCCGACGGCCGAGCTCCGACATCGACACGACGTCGTAGATCGTCTCGACCTGCGGTCGCAGCTCCTGCTCCTGCCGCGCCTTCAGGCCGTCGTAGTAGTTCCGGATATCGCTGTCGCCGGTCGCGTTCAGTCCTTTCGGCGCCTGGCCGAACAGCCGCGTCGCCGGGATGTCGGACGCACCCGAGACGCGTTGCTGAAACATCGCGCCGACCCCGTCGATCCCAGAAAATGAGATCGTTTTCTGTTCGTACGTATCGTTCTTGTCGAGCAGCGTCATGCCGATGAACGACTTCATCAGCGCGACGAGCTCGAAACGCCGTCGCACCCGCTCCGTGCCATCGTCCGTCGCCAGCATGTCGCGCAGGCCGTCGACCTGCAGCACGTTGACGATGGCCTCGAACATCATCGACGCGGTGCTGCCCGCGACCGTCTCGTCGTTGCGCAGCTCGTCGTAGACCGCCTGTAGCACGCTGTCGTGCCAGTACTGGTTGCGGCGCAGCTCGTCCCACGGCAGCAGCGCACCGTCAGCGAAAATCAACCGGCTGCTGTGGATGGCCTGACTCGTGTTCGCGACGCGGTATCGCGCAGGCCGCCAGTAGTCCGGCCGCGTGAGATCGATCTGGATCAGGTTCACGTCGGGCACGAGCTGCCAGCGATCGAGCACGACGAAGCCGAGCAGCGAACCCTTCCGGATCTTGTCCACGCGCAGCGGTTGCAGCGGATCGTCGCCGGCGATCGAGATATACAGCGCGGAGCCACCGTACAGGCGCCCCCACTTCAGGTTGTCGCCCACGCGCGCGATCAGGCCGTAGCGCTTCTCGGCCTTCTCCAGCTTCTTCTTCGATGCCTCGTCGCCCGTCTCGAGTTTCAGCCACTCGCGCGTCATGTCCTCGGCCGGCGCGTCGACGATCTTCCGCGCGAGCCAGTTGTGGCGGTACATCGCCGCCAGCTCTTCGCGATCGATGATGTCGTCACGACGGAATTTGCTGTGCGCGCGTTTGTCGCGCGACGTCATCATGCCGGCGACCAGATTGGACAGCGCGTCGCCCGTGCGGACGCGTGCGCTGCGCGGCCGCAATGCGGTTTTCAATTTCTCGAACATTCGTCAGTTCCATGCGCTCCAGTCGGAGACGTTCGCCAGCATGTCGGTGGTTGCATCGACCAGTGGGTCGACCTGGTCGTCGTGCGCGTGCGTGTCGTCGGCCGTGAACGCGTTCAGCTCGTTCGTGAAGTCGAGCACCCAAGGCGCGTCGGCCGGGATCAGCGCAAGGCCGGCGGCCCAGTAGCTGTTGACGTCCATCACGCGCCGCAGCTTGTCCGTGTCGCGCGGCAACGGGCGCACCGGGATGCTCCCGTGCTTCTGGATGTCCTGAATGAGACCCGTGCCGCTCGCCTTGTCCTCGATCACCATTTCGCGCAGCGGGCCGCTCATGCGGTGGTCGTACGGTTTGTGCTTCGCCCAGAAGTCGAGCGCCGCCTGCCGCAGCTCAGGCGCCTTCCATTTGTCGCGGATCTGGTCGAGCAGGTAGATGCGACCGTCGTCGCCCGCGCCCCAGCACTGGAACACGGAGTAATCGTTCCGCTCGGCAGTTTTCTGCGCCGTGTCGACGAAAATTTTTCGATACAGGATGCGCGGCAGCACCGTGTACCGCGGAAACCACGCGCTCTTGATGATTCCGCCGCCGAGCGGCGACGGGCGCTGCATGTACTGCCCGGAGTGCACGTACGGCGCGACGCGCTCCATTTCGAGCTGGTCGGCCAGCGGTTCCTTGTAAGGCCAGTAGCTGAAGCGGCCGTCCTTGTCCTTCTCCGCCACTTCGACGAGCTTGCGCACGCGCTCCGGCAGCGCCGCGACGTAATCGTCGGTGATCAGCGCCGGGATCTCGATGAACTCCCATTCGCCCGGCAGGTTGCCTTCCTTGATAAACCCGGTCGGGTCCTCCTCGGCCAGGCGCTGCATGATGACGATGATCGGCGTGTCTGGGTTCGCCTTCCGGCTCTTCACCGTCGACAGCAGCTTCCGGTTTGCCTTCTCGCGATACGTCTTGCTGTACGCGTCCTCGACCTTCAGCGGGTCGTCGATGATGATGGCGCCCTGCCACCCCTCGACCATGTGCCCCGCGCGAAAGCCGGTGATCTGCCCGCCGAGCGACACGGCGTAGACGCCGCCCGCCTTCTTCCCGTTGAGCATCACGTTCCAGCGCTTCTTCGACTTAGCGTCGGGCGCGATCCGGAGCGGCCACAGTTCCTGAAATTCGTCCGACGAGACGATCTCCTGCGCGGTCTCGCTGTTGAGCAGCGCCAGGTCGTCGGAATACGAGATGTGCAGGAACCGCGCGCGCGGGTTTCGCGCGAGCCCGCGCGCGATCAGGTTGATCGTCGCCATCTCGGTCTTCGACGAACCCGGTGGGACGTTGATGACCACATTCTTCGTCACGCCATCGATCACGCGCTGGATCACGTCTGCGATCAGAACGTGGTGCCAGTTGACGATGAACTTGATGCCCTGGCGATGCTTGAAAAAGTACCGCGTGAAGAACAGGTGATCGGTCTCGCACAGCTGCTTCGCCACCTCTCGCTCGACCGCCGGGTGGACGTGCTCAGTACTCCCGCTGGAGCTTTTCGAGCGCCTCTTTGACTTCCCGTTCATCCACGACGTGCGTCCTTTGTACGACCGGGCCGCCATCCTGCCCTGTCAATTCGACCGACTGCGGGGATTCCTTCCACCCGCCGCGGGTCTTCAACCAGAAAATCATGCTCGCCACGTTGCCGCCGGCAGCCTTCTTGAACAGCGCCTGCGCGACCTTCGTGTTCGCCTTCACGAGCCCTTCGGTCAGCTCGCGCCGGAAGTGCTTGCGCAGCGTCGGCACCGAGATCGGCTTGCCGTTCGTGTCGAGGACGAGCATCACCATGTCCTCCTGCGGAATGCCAAACGCCGCGAGCTGCTCGACGAGCTTTCGCTGCTCGTTGGTCGCGTTGAAACTCGGTCGTGCCATAGCAGAAGGGGCTTGCTTCGACGTGCGCTGCGGGTAGAGTCGCAGCAAATCGTCAGGAACCCGACATGAAAACGAAAATTTCGATCGTTCGCGAACACATGGCCGCCGGCCACTGGCAGGAAGCGATCCGCGTCGCGGCGCGCTTCCCGCAGCTCGGCGCGGAACGCGCGGCGATCCTCGACGCGCACGGTGCCTACACAAACCCGCGCTTCTTCGCGCAGCTCGGCAAGGACGTCGAGACGCTGAAGCGCGCCGGCCAGCGCGCGCTCGTCCTGAAGTACGGCGACTAAACCGCGACCGCGTCCGTGTCGGGCATCGTCACGTCGACGGCACCGCATGCATCCGCGGCCGCGCGCGGATCACCCTTCACGAAGATCAACACGTTCTGGTGCGTCTTGCCGACCTTGCGCGTCACAGGAAACGATCGCCCGACGCGGATCGGCAGCGAGCCGGCCTGTGTGACGAGGATCGCCTCGTTGTAGTAGCGCAGGCCTGCGTCGCGAAAAGCCGCGATCGTGTCGGACACGAAATTGCGATAGATGCCCTTCGTGTCGCGAACCTCCCCTACGACGAAACACGCGAAGCGGTCGTCGCGTAGCCGCGCGGCCGCCGCAGCGATCACGGTTCGATAGCCGGCGAGGAAGTCCGGATAGTCCATGTTCGACAAGTCAGACGGATCCTCGCTGTACACCTCCAGATCGGCGTACGGCGGGCACGAGAACACTAGATCTGCATCGACGTTGCCGACATGGCGCCCGAGCTCGCGGCTGTCGCCGACGTGCCAGGTCGGCGCCGGGCAATCACCTCGGTCCATTGCCTCCCACTGCGCGCGGTTCGCGCAAACCTGCTCGGCGCGCAGATCGCAGCCGACGTACTGCCGCCCGAGCATCGCGGCCACAACGCCTCGCACCGAGCCGCCGGCGAACGGGTCGAGGACGACGCCCGCCGGCGGGCAGAACCATCGATAGACGATCTCGCACAGCACGGGGTCGAAGATGCTTGTCGATCCCTGCACGCGCGCGTCCGGGTTCGCCGCGTAGAACTCCGGCCACGTCACGTCGCGCCCTACCGCGGCCACATATGCGTTCTTCGCCGCGTATACGGCGGGCGGCTGCGACGAGTCTGCGAATGTCAGGTTGCCGTCCCGGCCGGATTCAGATTCGAGGCCCAGCGCAATCCACGACCGCTTCCGGTCCTGCCACCAGCCCTCGCGCGCGTTGAGCACCGAGAACGGCGGGATCAGGAAGCGATCGGCCAGCGATTCGCGCGCCTCGGCCTGCGTCGCGCCCGCAGCGCCGCCGCCGAGCAGCGTGTCGAGCTCAACCGCCTCGAAGCCAAGCAGGTCCACGTCGAAACCGTCGTCGCGCAACTCGGTCACTTCGAGCTGCAGCAGTTCGTCGTCCCACCCGGCGAGCAGCGCGAGCTGATTGTCTGCGATGACGAACGCGCGGAACTGCGCATCGGTCCACCCGGACGCATCGATCACCGGCGCCTCGCCATCGGGGAACGGATCTGCGCCGCGCAAGCGCCCGGGCGGCGGGTACAGGCGCTTGCCGGCGCCGTACAGCATGCGGATCGCGGCGAGCGTGCCGTGGCCTTTGGCGATCACGCCGTCGCGCACGACGATCGCGCCGACCATGCCGAACTCTTCGATGCTGGCGGCAATCTGCGCTATCTGCGTATCGGAGTGGGTGCGCGCGTTGCGTGCATAGGGGATGAGGCTGTCGACCGAGCGGCAGGAAATTTGCAAGGTTGGACCTTTTTTATAGATGAAAAAAACGGTCACAACAGCAAACTGCGCAACCAACAGCGCCAACGAAAAAGCCCGCTGGCTTTCGCTCAGCGGGCTTTGGTCGCACGTATGACGTGTATCGAATAGGTGCGATTATTGTGTGTGATTCACACAATGTCAATCCTCGGGATTTGCCTCCAAAGGCGTATGCAAGCAGCGCCCGCTATTCGCAGCCCTCATAAGACCCAACAGTTCCGTTTTCAAGCCCTTAGGATCCAGACCGTATGACTCGAGTTGCGCGATTTCATTTTCGGTCGCCGCGATCCTGGCATAAAGTGCCTCACAAGTTGACACGAATGGACTGGGGCCGGCCGTCGGTAAAGCGCTCTTGGCAATTCGCATGAGCTCCATCACCTGTTGATAGCCGTCACCAGGACCCTCGGGCGGATTGACAATAATATTGCCTGACGCGTCGACGAAAATGGTCATCCCCTCGTTGCCACCGATCACCATCTTGAGTGGACCCGCTGCGTCCTCGAAACGGACGATGAGGGCCCGTCCGAAATTCTCGAAAGTCATCTTCATCTTGCACTCTCCTGACGGAATAAACAGACAACAGAACGGCACCGTCCTGCCGTATCCGTCGACAGCGGGACGTTCCGGGGAAAGCAAGATGATTGGATAGACCTACCAGATGGATTCTTGTTTGGGACGTTGATTTGTTATAGGCACCCCGATGTGGCAAGTCAATTCGTTGGCTCGGTCATTGCGATTTCACACAACGACCGAACCCACCGCTACTGAATCTCGGTCTCCCGCAGCAATCCCAGAGCGGAGAAGCGTCGCTCGATAGCCGCCCATGCAACCTGAATCACGCCCTGCTCCCCGGTCTTCCGGTCGCCGTCCAACCAGCGCCGCACGGCCGCGTTTTGCCTGCTGACCGTATTCACGTGCGCGTCGCAGTCGTGCGCGATGTCGACCAAGTCGCACTTCACCCCGAACAACCGCTCGATGATCGCGCGCCGCACACGGTAATGCGAGAAGCCCGACGCATACGCCGCCGAGGCCTCGGTCAGCCACCCGATCGCCGCCTGCCATTCGAGGTTCGGCGTCCGGCCGCTGCAGCACGCCGCGCCGCATGAGCACGGCAGATCGCGCGGTGCCGCGCGTGCGACGACGACCGACAGATGCAACTCCGGCAGATCCCAGAGCATGCGGCGGATCTGGCCCGCCTGCCCCGCGCCGTCGAGCCCCACAAGGCCCATGCCACTGCCAACGCTCTCGCCGCGCAGACGCTTCGCCATCATCGTCTCGCCGTATTGCTGCAGCGAGTAGCACAACGCGAAGCGTACCGCGTCGAATCCGCTTTTGAACTGGACGTCGGACATGGTCACGCCCCCTTCGCCGCCAGTTCTGCGCCGGCGAGCGCCAGCGCGAACATGCCGTGTTCGCCGTGTTTCGTAAGCACCTCGCGCAGCTCGGCCAGCGCCGCTTCCACCTTCGCAGCCTCGTCCGGCGGCATCATCGCCACCGCGCCGCGGATCATCATCAACTGCTCCAGATCGCTCATCGTTTCCCTCTCATGCTTTCTGCAAATTCAGCTCGATCACTTCGACGCGCACGCCCGGAGCACGCACATAGCGCTTCGAAACCCACTGGTCGACGACCTGCCCGTCGTCGACGTACACCACGCCATTCATCCCGTCCTCAACGGCTTTCAGCACGTTCGACGCGTCCGGCTTCTTCGTCGCGCCGATCAGCCCGGCCGCGGCGGCGGCCTGGCGCTTCGCCGACCAGCTCGTCGGGATCGGCAGGCCGATGTGCACGACCATGCGCACCGGCCCCTCGTACGGCGCCGAGCCGCGCATCGCGGCGCCGGCAGCGATCTTCACGAGGTTCTCGTAGCGCTCGGTTGCCTCGGGCGTGAAGGTGCGAACGTGCGCGCCTTGGCGCGCGAATCGCGGTCGGCCCTTCGCGACAGGCTTGCCGGGCACAACGAACTCGACGCGGCGCACCACTGGCGATGACACGATCAACGGTTGCTGCTCACCGGCCATACGTCCGGCCCTCCTGCGGTTGGTTGGAAATTGCCCCTCGCTGGGCAGCGCGTGCCGCCTCGATCTTCGCGACGCACTGATCGCGCGCGAGGCCGTGCGTGCTGACGCCGAGCCTGCGCCCTTCCGCTTCGAGCTGTACGTCGGTCATGGCGCGCAGCGGAGGTACAACGGTACGCGGTGGTGCGAGCACTTTCTCGACGAAGCTGGCGAGGAATCCGGAGTTCACGGCCGTCTGGTCGTGCTGGCGCGTGCGCTCCGCGCAGGCGCGGTCGTAGGCGATGCGCAGCTGTTCGGCTGTCACGCACCACGTCGCCAGCGGCACGTCCGTCACGTCGAAGCGTGGCCGTTTGCCGCGATCCGTCTCCCACCGCGTAAGCAGTGTGACGATTTCATCAACCGGCAACGACAACGGCGGCGAGTTATCCCCAGCCCCACCCCGTATCAAGCCCCCTACGTCGTCGTTAGTTACGCCGGTGTAACGTGTACTGTCATGTTCTGTATACGCGCGAGGAAGTGACGTATCAGGTGACGTAACGCGTGACGCGCCGCGCGTAACATCAGGCGTAACATGTGACGCATCGGTTACTCCAGAAGCGAGCGCGGCGATACGTTCGCGAAGCTCGGCCGTCGTCGTGTTTTTCGGCAGATCGATCCCATTGTTGCGCAGCTTCTCGAACATTGCGTCGCGTTGCTCGCGCAGCCGCTGCATCCGGGATTTCGGTTTACCGGGTTCGTCTCGGAACGAGCGCACGCCGAGCGCTTCGAGTGCCTTCTCAGCGATGACAGGGTGGTACAGACGCCCGTCGGCGCATCGAATCCAGCCGCGCAGTGCCATCGCGCGCACGCGTTTCCATTTCACGAGCGCGAGGCCGGCAAGATGCGCCAGCAGCCGGTCGTCGTCCGGCAGGCTCGCAGCCGGCACCTGATGCCAGGACTTGGCCCAGAGCCGGAACGCGGTCTTGAATTCGTCGCCTGTCGACAGGCCAAACAGGTCGCTATCGATCACGCGCGCAACGTCGAGGGCCATCCACGGATGGCCCCGCAAATCGCAATCTGCGGGCGTCAGCGGTTCGGGGAGATCGCTCATTTACGAAACCCTTAGGCGGACGCACACGTCGTCGGCAATCATCACGCGCATCACGTCGAGGCAATCGCCGCCGTGTGAACCGTTGAGCCAGGTCATGCGACCTCCGCCGACCGTGCTACGATCCCTCGAAAAAGCGATACGGGGAAAGCATGAAACTGAGTTTTACGCCGCAACGAGGTGCTATCTGCGCCTTCGTCGCATTGTTGTTTTTCATTTTCGGACGCTTTTCTACCCAGTTCATAGGAAGCTTGGCAACCTGGCCTCCGAAACCGGAGTGGATGGATATTGATGCCACTGGTGTGGTTGTGAATGGCGTCGTAGCCGCCGGAACGGTTGCCGCCGCCTGGATTGCGCTTCACATCGCGCTTGGTAGCAGGCGCAAGCAAATCAACGACGATCGCGTCGCTGCGCAACTTACGGCTGCCGGCGCAGCCCCGAGGTTGGAGAACTCGCGTTCGAAGACGGCGAACGTGCTCGAGATCGTCAGCACGGCCCGACAATTGTTGGAGGCTTCTTCCGAACCGTCGAGGGAAACCCTCGCCGAACTGCGTCGTCATGCAAGTGATGCTTCGGCGATCCTCAACGGAGTTTCCTATTGCACCTTCGACGAGATTAGGAGTATGTCGTCCCTGCCTGGAAACTGCGCGATGCAGATCGAAGCTGCTCAGGGACGAGTTCGTGTCGCGAATTCGAGCTTGGACGAGATCGGGCAAGTCTATGAAAAACTTCTTGCCGATCTTAAAGCTGTCGCGATAGAAGACAACATAACCGCTTCCGGCGAGATTTCCGACAAATATTCGAGTGCGGAAGAGATCGGAAAAGTCTATGAAAAATTCCACAATGATCTTCAAACTATCGCCATAGAAAACGATATACCTGTTCCCAGCGAGATTTCCGATAAATGCGACTACGAGTTGCCGGAATTGCTTGAACTCCATAGCAGCCTTGTGAACGACTTGATCGGAATGGCATGGTCTATCATCGATTTGGTATGCCTCGATGCGTACGCACGACTGGAAGAGGCCGAAATTCTGTTCACTAACGCACACAAGATATGCTCTGACCAAAGCGCCGTAATCGACGACCTCATACTGTCCGCGAAAATAACCGCGTCGTGATGCAGCATTGCTGACGTGATTTTCAGATCGTTGCTTCGATCTCGGAGTCACTGCGTGGGAAGAAGTGCCGGCGCGGAACGCTGCACCCTCGAACTGGAGCCGCATATCAGCGCCCCGCGCCACATTCACCGCCGCCGGCGCGCGCGCATTCGCAGAACATGCCGACCTTCCCCATCGTGCACATCGCGTCGAGGTAGTCGCGCGTCACAACGACGTGGTCGAGCGCCGCCAGCAGCGCGTCGAGCTTGTCGAGCGTGATGCCGGCCGGCTTCTCCTGCACGAGCTTCGACGGCATGGATTCGTCCCACCCCGTCGCATCCAACAGGCGTTGCTTTTTCTTCGGGTCGCTGATCGCGGCTCGGATCGCCGCCTCAATACTGGCGCGCCGCATCATCAAAATCGGCTGGTTCATTGCCATTCACCATCCATTCAAAAACTAAGGAATGCCCATGAACCAAGCATCGAATACGCTAGATGCATGGACACCAAAAACACCACCGCCCGAGGCGGCCTTAACGAGATAGGCGTGCTCGCTGACGTGGGAGACTTGTTGCTCTCCACTTCAACAACCCTCCACGAAAGGAGCACGCGTGCACGGCACCTACGAAATGCTTGTTATCGATGTCAAAACCGGCTCGTCCATCGGCGAATGCAGCTTCGTTATTCCCCCGCGAAGCGGCGAATGGATCGAGTTTCCAGAAAAGCCCAATGCAGCGACCATGTTCGAAGTCGTCAAGGTCGTTCACCCCGTGACTGGCGACTGTCCCGACATTTACGTACGGCGTCTTGGAGACAACCACGCAATGCTGGATCGGCTCTGTTCGGAGCAATCCGCGTCCGAATAACGGACGAGGCCTGCTCGAGCTCTTCTCGGCCAAACAGCACAACCGCCACGACGCGACGACCAGCCATCGACGCCGACAGCGGAAGGACCTGCAGGTCACTGGTGACGGCAAAACCGGCACGCGCCGGACCAGGGCGGATTTCGTTCGCGCGCCAGAACGCGGGCGCCGGTGCGGACACGTCGATGCAGTGCTCAGGAAGCCGCGCGCCGCGTTTGATCTCCGCACGGACCGCCGCGCGCTGCGCCGCATGGACGTCGAGCGCCGGCTGCAATAGCCGTGCGAGTGCGCGGCCGTACGCGGCACGAATACGAGTGGCAATGCGGCCCATCACGCGATCTCCTTCGACGGGTTCGACGCGACGTCCATCACCGACATCAACGTGAGGTTGAGCACCTGGCCAACGAGAAACCCGACGATGAGCGCCTCGCTCGTCGTCGACACGCGGCCCGCGAAGTAAACGCAGATGGGATCGAGTACGAGGCCGAACGCCGGCAACGCGCCGATCGACGCGACGAGGCCAAGGCAGCGAATGATTGAGCGGCGCATTAGACGGGCTCCTTTTTGATTGGGCGACTGTTCCGGCTCTCGCCAGTAGAAGCGGCATCTCTCACACCAACCACGTTCACTTCCGATTTGGAGGAACCCTCGTGATCACGACTTTGGTTGCTGCATTGAACGGCGCAAATCTCAGCCTTGAACTTGTCAAGCGAGCTGTTGCCTCCCATGACCAGCGCGTAGCGGAAGAGGCGATTGACGACATAACGGTCAAGCTCCGCGATGCTCATGTCGCTGCCCTGCAGACGGCGCAGGATGCTCTCAAGCTCGCGCAGGATGCACGCGCGCTTGACAAGCGCATTGCTGAGCTTGAGCGAGAAAATGACACCCTTAAGGCGAAAGCTCAGGAGCGAGAGCGCTATACGCTGGTCGCGATCGCACCTCATTCGTTTGCATACGCGCTGAAGGACGTCGAGGCCACCGTGGAACCGCAGCATTACTGTTGTCAGCCCTGCATGGACGCGGGGAAGAAGAGCGTTCTGCAACTCGCAGGCGGCAAGGGCGGCCTTCACTGCCCGACGTGCAATGCGAATGTCCTGTGCGACGACGTCGCGCGACGCCAGGCCGAAGGATGGGCGCGGCTTGCGGCGGGTTTGCCGAGGCGGTAGACGCATCAGGCCACCTCCTTCACCGGCACCTCGACGACGTCCGCAAACTCGGACTTGTGCATGGCGTCGTGTGTGCGGGGCCGCAGACGAGTTATCACCTCGGGGCGATATTCAGCGCGTGTGGACATGGCTGTACCTGCTGCATGAGACGTGCGCGGCGCGGCCGCGCTTTATTGAGAAAGAGGAACCTCCAACCATGAAAGAATCGATTCCGGCTGCCAAGCCATCGAAAACAACCCGCTTCATGAAAGGAGGTTCCTGTGGACGGAATACAGGCGTGGGTGAGCGAGCATCCGGAAGCAGTAACAACGATCATCGTCAGCGCGCTCGCGACGGTCGCCGGTACGTATCTGTTCCGATTGCTGCGCAGCGCCGAATCGACTGTGCTGCGCGCAATCAAGCACCTGTTCGCAAGCGACCTGCGCGCGCACATAACAATCGGCTTCCTGCTACTCATCACGGATATCGCTGTCCTGCTGCGAGGATGGGACTGGAACACGCCGGCGACTATTTCGGACGTCGCCGCGGTGTCGTCCCTCGTCATTGCGTTCTGGTACCTGACATTCAAGATCGACTCGTTCATCAAGCAAGCGCTCGAACGGTGAGTTGCGGAACACCGCGAGATAGAACAGCGCAACACCGAAGATCACTTCGAGCGTCGTCGGCTGTCGGTCGTACATGCGGAACGTGACGAAGCCGAGCGCGACGCTCCCGACGATCAGAATCGCCGTGATCCAGACCAAGCTCAGGACAAGCGACGAGAGTGCGCGCCGTCGCGCGGGCGCCCGCATCAGGCCACCTCCTTCGCCAAGGCATAAAAAGGGGTGCACCCGCTTACATGAGAAAATCTAAAGCTCATCACTTCCTTAAAACTCCTCAATGGGATGCATATGGAAACAACACACAAAATCTTTCTAAACGACATTGCCGCAGGCGCAGCGGGTGAGTTCGATCTAATCGCCCTGCCACGCATCGGTGAATGGATTTCACTGACCGAAGCAGATACGGCCGTCATCTGGAAAGTCGTCACAGTCGTGCATTCGCCTGAGGCGGATGCATTCGATATCTACGCGCAACGTCTCGGAGATCGCGATGAAGCGCTGACGCTTTTGGCTCGGGCAGCATCCGGCGGCTGAGCTTTTCAACGTGCTGTATGTGTTCGCGTCGTGTGAGAACGATTGCCGTTACCGCGTACCCGGTGAGCGACGCCTCCGCAGCAAGCGGATAAGCCCGCCCGGCCGTCGTGACGAAGTAGCTCTCGACCGGTGTATCGGACGAGCGGACGGCACGGTCCAGCAACCACCGAAGGAACTGAATGTAGAGACGCTTGCTCACGCCACCTCCTTCACCAGCGACGTATCGGCATCAGCAAGCTCCGGCCAGTACCGATGCCAGTCGGCTGGACGCAGTCGGCGCCGACCGATTCCGTACAGATTCTCGATCAGCTTGCAGTGGCGAGCGGCAACTGGTCGGTTTCGCACTGGGTTATCGCTGATCCACTGCGACACCATCTGAGGCGTCACCTCAAGAGCTCGTGCGAGGTTGCTCGGGCCACCTGCGAGATCCACTGCCTCTCGAACCGCGGCCAGGACATGGATGTTGATCGTATTCATGCCTGAAGAATAAAGCATTGCTTCACACACATCAAGCATTGCTGCCAATCTTAAAGCAATGATTTAATTTGCATATGAAGTCGACCAATGACACCACCGAGATGGCGCGCCGCATCACTCAGGCGCTCGATGAGCTTCCGCTTCCATTGGCGGAAGTCGCGGCCGCGTGTGGTGTTAGCCCTCAGGCCGTCAACGGATGGAAGAAGACCGGGCGCATTGGGAAGGATCAACTACCGAAATTGGCCCAGTTGACCGGTCGTCCATTGTCGTGGTGGCTGGGGATTGAGGAGACCGAACCAGCAGAATCGCCGCGTGATGCAGCGATCGAGAAGCTGATCCGGGTAGTCAGCGGCCGCAGCGCTGCGGAAGTCGAAGCTATTGCCAACGCGCTCGACGCACTACTTCGGCTCGGGGCGGGTTCTACCGACCTCACGAAGAGCGAGTTCGTAATTCCACGGCCCGGGAAAAAGAGTAGCCGAGCAGCGTAACGCCCATAGCCGCGAAAGCGGCTATTTTCTCGCCATCTCAATAGATTTTATTTATTGCGAGGCAACTTTTTTGAGATTTGCTCTATAACAAGGAGACCCGCATGAAGAAGCTTGTGCAATCACTCGTGATTGGCTTGGTTGCCTTATCCCTTTCTACTCCGTACATCGCCGAGGCTAAGGGCCGCTACGCCGGCGGAAAGGGCTCGTCGCACAAGGGCGGCAAGTACAAAAACGCAAAGACCGGCAACAAGTACAAGCGCCAACATTGACGCGCAGATCGCTAACGACCAACTACTACGAGGGGCCGCAAATGGGTTTCGGATTCAGGAAACGAATCAAGATCGCGCCGGGAATCTCACTCAACGTGAGCAAGAGTGGCGTCAGCACATCAATCGGGGGCAAAGGGTTCACGTATAACACTCGCGGCCGCACTACCGTGAGCGTGCCCGGAACTGGTCTCAGGTACACGACGAGCACACGTCGGCAATCCGCGCACGGCGGCGACGCACCTACCGTCAGCAACCGCGAGCAAGCGAAAGCCGACCTCGCGGTTCAGCTCATCAGCCAACGCGCCCTGGCGGTCGTCGATTCGTGTGCATCATTCGGCGCATACGTCACACTCGACGACGCGGAAGCTGGATGGAAATTCCTGCGCGACGAAGGCCACATCACCGATCCGCTCGACAAAGCGTGGAAGGAAATTGACATCGCGCTGCGAATCTACAGCGACAGCGGCTCGTTCACGTCGGCCAACAAGGAACGCGCCCTTCGCGCACTGTACGAAATCGAGGAAGGCCTCGCGGCGGCCCGCGGCGATATCGAAGGACTATGCGACGCCGTCGACGCGCTTGACCGAGCACAGGCGACCTACCCGCAGCGCGGCTGGGGACGGAAAGCGTTCTGGTGTGGGCTCGCAGCGTTCTTTTTCAGCCCCTTCCTCGCGGCCTTCGTCGGGCGCGATCACCCTAACCTTGCCGTGCCGATCCCGATTATCGCAACCGTCGCCGCCGTGTACTTCGTACGCCGCGCGCACTTGCGGAATGTGCGCGCCGCTGACGAACGCGTCGCCGTCGCCCATGCCGAGCTCGAGCGGCTGGTCAGGCACAAGGTTTCGTTTTTCGGCTGAACACCAGCAGCTTAGGGAGCTCTAGCCTACCTGTAAATGGCCGCAGGCACGCGTTTTAGTGGCGCGGCGCCGCGGCCCGAGCACTACCGTCGCGTCCGCTATCCTTACCCTCTAGGTAAGCACTGCTTGCCCTGGCCCGGTCATGCCAAATGTCACCTCAATGGCCGAATACCGCGCAGCTCGCGGTGAATCCAATCCGCCAAATTCCGACAAAAAGACCGTCGAGAAAAACAGGCGCGCCACACCTCTCAAATTCCGAAACTCCCAGCGCCCTCGATCAGATTTATCGACGCCCGACTCGCAGAACGGGCGCGTCGTCATCACGTTAGACAACGGCGATCTCTACTTCAATCGAGAAGGCGACCTCGTCGGCAACGATCCGCTTACACGCTACTGCATCGCGGAGGTCTTGGCTCGCCTCATACGGAACGATCCCCTCCTCGGGTTCTAAAGCACTCGTTCCACGCGTAAAGCATCGCTTGCATTAAAGAAAGCAATGCTTTACGATCCATTCCATCGCCACCCTCCCGATGGACGAAAAATGACCACGACCAGCACCGCAGCAGCCCAGCTCGCTCACCTTGAGGCGCAGCTCAACGTCATTGCCGGCCGGCCGCTCGCGCTCACGATCCGCGGCGCCCGCGCCTTCACCTTCTCATTCGACGAGTACGACCCGGCCGCCGGCGCGCGCGTCGCGCGCTTCTTCGCCTCGATGGCCACTACGACGGTCGAGGCCGACGCGGAGTGCGGCACGTTCGTCTACGTCGACGTGCCCGACACGCTGCACGCGTAACCCGCGAGGCACCGACATGCTGAACACGTTACCTGTTGGTATCACGAGCGCGGCGTACGACGCATTCATCGAGCGCGACCTGGCGCGCGTCGCGCAGGATCTCGACAACGCCGAAGCCCGCGCCGAGCTCGTCGACTCGATCGCCAGCTCGATTGAGCAGCGCAAGACCCAGGTGCCGGACCCAGTCGAGTTCGTAGATGCCCTCGGAGCGATCACGGATGCCGAAGCGGTCGAAGTGCTCGCAGCGTTCCGGGCCGGGCCGGCGACCTTCCACAGCGTCATCGGCGCGAAATACCGTGAATCTGTCGCCGCGCTCGCGCGCGCGGCCGCCGAGGCTGACGTTCAGCGCCTCGACGACGACGCACGGCGCGACGCCGCCGCGCGAGGTGACGCATGAAAACCATCCCGATCGCGCTCGGCGCGTGGTGCGGCCTCGCCGCGTTCCTCGCCGCCGTTTTCTCAATCTTGAAGCGCCACGACCGGCACGCTGACCGCCGAGACAACGACCAATGACCATCAACCTCACCATTGTCTGCATCGCGTGGATCCTCGCCGCGGTCAGCGTGTGCCGGATGAACCTCCGCACCGCCGCCGGCCGGCGGGCCAGCTTCATCGGTCCGTTCTTCCTGTGCGTCGCGTTCGTGCTCGCGCTGTACGCCTACATGGACGCGAGCGACGAAGCCGACGCGGCCCGCACCGAGCGCTTCGGGCTGGAAATTCGGGGTGGCGCGTGATCACTACCCGCCTGCTCCTGCTGCGTCCGGCTCCCGATAACGCCCTGCTGCACGCCGCGACGCCGCGGGTGCCGCGCATCCGCCGCACGCTCGCGGCTACGTTCTGGATGCTGTTCTACGCGGTGCCTACCGGCTTCATTTTCTACGGCGCACATCTGATCGGACAGGCGCGCCTGCAGTAACCCGATCCGGCCATATTTCCCGGTCTCCATTCCATCTACTTCGGATTCCTACATGAAGCCGTCCATCTATTCCGTTCGCGCCTCCAGCTGGGGCGCCCTGTTCGATTGCTCGTACCGGTGGGAAGGTATCCATCTGCTCGGCATGAAGAACGTCGTCGGCCTGCGCGCCGCGCTCGGCACCGCGATTCACGCCGGCTCGGCTGTTTTCGACCAGAGCCGCATCGACGGAAGCGGCCTGACCGCCGACGACGCCGCTGGCGCGTTCGTCGACAAGCTTCACTCCCCCGAAAACGAGTACGACCCGGCCGCCGACGACCTGTCGATTACCGAGGCCGAGCGCGTCGGCCTGACACTGCTCACGAAGTACTGCCTCGAAATCTCGCCGCACTACACGTTCGTCGCGGTCGAGATGGAAACGAAGCCGCTGGATATCGACTGCGGCGGCGGAGTCATCGTTCGGCTGACCGGCACGATGGACCGCGCGCGCGTGCGCCGGTCGGCACTCGGCGTCGGCATCGCGGACCTGAAAAGCGGTTCGTCCGCCGTCCAGAAAGGAGCAGCAGTCACGAAGGGGCACGGCCCGCAGGTCGGCACGTATGAGCTGCTCTACGAGCACTCGACGGGCGACACCATCGGTGACAGCGCCGAAATCATCGGGCTCAAGACGAAGGGCACGCTTGAGATCGGCACCGCCCCGATCAAGAACGCGAAGCGCGTGATGATCGGCACCGAGTCCGCGCCCGGCCTCATCGAATTCGCCGCCGACATGTTCAAGTCCGGCCGCTTCTACCCCAACCCGAAATCCCTGCTGTGCGCGCCGAAGTATTGCCCGCGCTATGGCGTCTGCACCTTCCACGACTGAATCGAGGATCAGCCATGACCGCACCTACCCAACTGCAGAACATCAAGGACGTCGGCACGGCCGTGCAGCACGTACACGACCAGGCCGTCGATATGTTCACCGAGCGCGGCTTCGTGCTCGCGAACCGCATCGCGAAGGCATACGCGAGCAGTGACGCCGTGCCCGCTCAGTTCCGGTCGCACAACCTGAAGAAGGTCGGCAGACAGGAGGAATGGGTCGAAAACGTATCCGCGATCGGCAACTGTCTCGTCGCGATCGAGGTCGCGCGCGCCGTACGCATGTCGATCACGGCCGTCATGCAGAACGCAGACATGATCGAGGGCAAGCTGCGGTGGTCCGGCAAGTTCGTCATCGCCGCAATCAACGCGTCGGGCCGCTTCACGCCGCTCCGCTTCCAGACAGTGATGCGCGGCAAGATCAAGGCGAAATACAAGGAAAAAACCGGCTGGGACAACGAGGCTCGGCGTCCGACTTTTACGGAGCGCGAGGTCGAGGTCGATGACGTCGAGTGCATCGCCTGGGCGCTGCCGAGGGGAATCCCCGAGCCGCGCGTCACGCCGGACGATCTGCGCGAGTACAAGGGCCGCATGCTCGACCTCTACAGAGCGATCGGCATGCCGGTGATCGAGTCCGCACCCGTGACGATGCGAATGGTCGTCGAAGAAGGCTGGTACGGGAAAAGCGGCTCGAAATGGCAGGGCGAAATGCGCGCGCTCATGTTCCAGTACCGCGCTGGCAGTTTCTTCGGGAACATTCACGCGCCGGACATCGTGATGGGCATGGGCCGCACGAGCGAGGAAGAGGCCGACATCGTCGACGTCAACCCTGACGGCTCGTACTCGGTCAGCCGTACCACGCTGGACGAGCTGCGCGGCGCAGCGCCGCCCGCCGAGGAAGTGCCGCGCGCAACTGCGACAGCCTCCCCCGCCACCGCTGAACCTTCTGCAGACGCGCCGCACTCCGCAGTCGAAGCCGACGCACCGCCGGCCGACGACGGCCGGCAGGACGGCTTCCAGTTCGACGAAGCCGGCCTCGTTCAAGGCATTCGCGAGGACATCGCGTCTGCCACTACCCCCGAGGATCTCGACCTCGCGCGCAGCGCGATCTCCGGCGTATCTGACGAAGCCACCAAGGCCGAATTGAACGCGGCCGCCTCGGCCCGTATGCGCGCCATCGCCGCGGCCGCCGACGAGCAGCCGCAGCGCCAGCAACAGCAGCGCGCCGGCGCGCCGCGGCGCCCGCGCGCACCGATCGGCGCCGAGTAACCCTCCCACCATCACCAGGATTCGACCATGACCGAGAACAATGACGCGAAGGGCGTCCTCAACATGACCGCCGGCACGATCGGCCGCGACCTGCTGTCGGCTGTCGTGCAGGAGGTACGGCTGCTGCCCGACGTGTGGGTGAAGCTGTCCGAGAAGAAGCAGAACGACGTGATCGACCGTCTGCGCAAGCGCGTCGACAACCTCGTGAAGATGGCTGTGCACCTGATCGCGAGCGACGGCCGCATCGTCGTGCAGGGCGACCTCGACCAGATCACGATCAAGGACGGCGTCAAGGCCGTCGTGAAATTCAGCGGCGCCGCACCGAACCTGCACGAGCTGTACGAGGCCAGCGGCAAGACCGTCCTCGTCGTCGTGGCGAATCCGGCTGAACACACGGAAGGCATGGACGAGGTGCGCGGCGAATCGGATCAGCGTGGCCTCGACCTCGGCCGCGAATATACCGACGCGGACGGCGACGGCATGGGCGAGCAGCGCGCCCCCGGCGATGGCGACGGCGACGTCGTCGACGCGGAATTCAGGGAAGTGCCGAAGCTCGGCGACGGGCCGACGCAGGCGCAGCTCGACGAGCAACACGAGGCCGGCCGCCGCGCCGCCGAGGAAGGACAGCCGGAGAGCGAGTGCCCGATCATGGGCGGCGAGCTGTGTATCGCGTGGGTCAAGGGCTGGAAGTCGTGGCACGACGAGCAGTCTGCCGATGACCCGCTGATCGAGGAAGTCGAGAAGTTCGTGATCGCGAAGCAGCGCGTTTCGGTTTCGCTCATCCAGCGCCATTTCCGGATCGGCCACAACCGCGCGGAGCAGCTGGTCGAAGCGCTCGAAGCGCGCGGCGTGATCAGCGCGCCGGACGACAAGGGTCAGCGCACGGTGCTGAAGTCGGCGGGCACCGAGGGAGACGCGGCATGAAGATCACCGAGATCCTCGTGCGTAACTTCCTCGGCATCCGCGAGGCAGACGTTGTGCTCGACAAGCCTGTCGCGCTGTTCGGCGGCGCAAACGGCGCCGGCAAGAGCAGCATGGAAGAAGCCGTGCGCCTGGCGCTGACCGGCGACGCGACGCGCGTCGAGCGGAAGAAGGACTACGACGCGCTGCTGAACACCGGCGCGACCGGCGGGCAGATCACGGTCGCCGCCGGCGACATACACAACTCCATCACCCTGCCCGCCGGCAAGCTCGCGCGCGGCCTGCCGGACGACCCGCGCATGGCGCTGGTACTCGACGCGCAGCGCTTCGCGCGCCTCGCGCCGGCGGAGCGCCGCGCGTTCCTGTACGACCTGATGGGCGTGAAGATTGGCCCAGACGAGATGCGCAAACGGCTCGTGTCGCGGCTCGGTTACGACGCGGCGCTGCCGGCCGGCGCCGCCGCGCGACTGCAGGCAATCACTCCGCTGCTGCGCGCCGGTTTCGACGCCGCGCAGAAGGAGGCAGTCGAACGCACGAAGGCCGCGCGCGCCGCGTGGAAAGCGGTCACAGGCGAAACGTACGGCAGCCAGAAGGCTGCGACGTGGCGGCCCGAGCCGGTCGAATTCGACGAGGCCGCGACGAACAAGCTCGAAAGCGACCTCGCCTCGATTGACGGCGAAATCGGCGACGTGCGCGAGCTGATCGGCGCGGCGGAAGCGAGCCGGACGGCCGCCAACGCGCGCGCATCGAAGATTGCCGAGCTGCGCGCGGCCGCGTCGCAGTATGCGAAGCGCTCTGCCTCGCTTGAGCACGCCAAGGCGCAGCTGAAGGAATTCCTGCCGAAGGTGGAAGCGCTACGCGTGAGCGCCGGCGCTGCGCCGGCCGGTGTCGAATGCACATGCCCCGAGTGCGGCGCGCTGTTGCGCTACCTGCACGGCGTACTGTCGGCCGCCGGCGGCGCCGCAATTGACGAGGACGCCCGCGCGAAGCTGCCCGAGTACGAGGCAAGCCTCGCGATGCTCCAGCGCGCCGCCGGGAACCGCCGCGCGGATCTCGACGCCACCGACGCGGCAGCGAAGCAGCTCAAGCTGCTTGAGGCTGAGCAGTTCGATTTCGTTTCGTCGACCGAGATCGACGAGATGCGCGCGCGCCTGGCCGAGCTGTCCGAGCGGCGCGGAAAGGTTGCCGCCGACGTCGCGGCAGCGCGCGAGCGCCAGCGGCGTGCAACGGCATCTGCCGAGGTACAGAAAGCGGCGCAGGCGCACCACGCCGACGTGACGGAATGGGACCGCATCGCAGAAGCGCTCGGGCCTGACGGCATCCCCGCAGAGCTGCTGAACGAGGCCCTTGGCCCGATGAACGAGAGGCTCGCGGATCTCGCCGCGATGAGCGAATGGGCAGACGTGCTGCTGCAGTCTGACATGTCCATCCTCGCGGGCGGCCGCCCCTACGGCCTCCTGTCGGAATCGGAGCGCTGGCGCGCTGACGCGCACCTCGCGGCCGCAATCACGCTGCTGTCCGGCTTGCGATTGCTTGTCCTCGATCGAGCCGACCTGCTGATCGCGGACGAGCGCGACCGCCTGCTGTACTGGCTCGACGACCTCGCGTTCACCGACCAGATCGACACGGCTCTCGTCTTCATGAGCCTGAAGGCACCGCCCAAGGCGCTGCCGGAAAGCATCGAGGCGTTCTGGATCGAAAACCACCGCGTCGTGCCCGTGTGCGCGCACGCGCCGGCCGCGGCGCCGGCATGAGCTGGTCGCCGCCGCGCAAAGGGCACGGCGGCTTTGGAGGGCGGCCTGCACGCGCGCCCGCTTTTTTCGAATGTAGCAGCGCCGCTCCACCTTCGATTTGTGCCTCGGAGCGGCGTATTTGGGGCGGCCAGTACGAGCGCCCGCTTTTTCAGGATCACCCCATGAAGATTGAAGAAATGCGCGAGCTGCTGCGCGATATCCGATTCCTCGACTACACGTTCCTCGTCGTGCAACCGGTGCGCGGCGGCTCGCCCTACCTGCAGGCGTCGTATGTCGAGCCCGACGTCGTGACCGGCGCGCCGGAAGCGCAGAGCACGCGGAAGTGGCAACTGTCCCTGCACATGACGAAAAGCGAGTTCGTGCAGACCGCGTTCAAGTGCTGCCTCACGTCGATGGAGCACCGCGCACGCGAGCACTTCCGCTACCGCGGCGCGGCGGTCTACGGCCCGCACTTCGACGTCGACGCCCTGCTCTCGCTCTGCGCGACGAAGCGCTTCGACTACCGCGCCGATCCCGCCGACGTGGAGACCGCATGACGGACGATATCGAACGCTTCCTCGCCTCCGTCAAGGAAGCCACCGCGAAAGTGATCGCCAGCGAGACCGGCCTCCCGCACCTCGACGTCGTGAAGGCAATCAACAGGATGTACGCCGATGGCGCGGTCGAGCGCGAGAAGCGCGCCGGCGGCGGCAACGAATACGTGTACTGGCTCGCGCGCGGCACCCCGCCGGCGCGCACCGCCGCAAACGAAGCGTCGCTTGCGCCAGTTGCACCTATCGCGGACACGCCGCCAGCCGCCGAGATCATCGTTCGCGAGCTGCGCGCGGAGGTCGAGCGGCTGACCGCAGAAAACGACAACCTGCGCCACACGGCGGACACCTGGCGCGCGAACGCCGCGACGCTCGAGGCGCGCATCGACGAGCTGACGCTCGGCCCGATCGGCACGCGCGCGCCGCTGTTCGTCACGGTCGGCCGAAACAGCAAGCCGCAGCGCCACGACTCGCTCGACAAGGCGCAGCGGCGCGGCCGCGCACTCGTGCGCAGCGAGAAGGAATCCGAGGTGCTTGTGCTCGAACCGGTCGGACGGATCGTGCGCGGCACGGAATGGATGCCTCGATAACAGCGCCGCGGCGCGCGATCCGCGCCTCGGATCGCGCAGCGCCCACCCTTTTGGATCGAACATGAAAGAAAAGAAAACTCCGTGGAACCCTTCGCGCCGTGCGACCGCACGCGTGAAGAATCCCCTGCCACAACCAACGACTTGCCGCTACGACGGCGGCCCGGTCGAGATGGTGAGCAACGCCGAGATTTACGGCCGCGAGTATGGCGAGTGGCTGTGGGCCTTCCTGTGCCGCACCTGCCGCGCGTACGTCGGCATGCACCCGTTCACGAGCATTCCGCTCGGCACACTGGCCGACGCGCCCACGCGCGAGGCGCGCAAGCGCGCGAAAGCGGCATTCAATCCGACATGGGATTCCGGCGGCATGACGCGCACCGACGCTTACGCGTGGCTCGCCGCGCAACTCAGCATCGAGAACGTCGAGGAATGCCACATCGGATGGTTTGACGTGGCGACGTGCAACCGCGTCGTCGAAATCTGCAACGCACGGGAGGCATCATGACCGACACGACCACCAACAACACCTCGGATAACTCGCGCGCGCCGATCGACGCGCAGACACTGCTCGATATCGCGCGCGAGACGGGCCTGCGCAGCATCCTGCACGGCGTGAACGCGACTGACGCGCGCGAGATCCTCGCGCGCTACCAGCTCGCCGTCGACGTGCACCGCGAGTCGCTGCCAGTCGATCCGGAGCGCCAGGTGTCAGGATGGGTGTACGACGCCACGCGCAAGGCACTCGACGCCGCCCATGCTGTCTGCCTGCAGTTCGGTTGCCCGCGCGGCGAGCAGGTCGACGAATGGCTGCGCGCGCAGCTACTCGCGATGGGCGGCCTGCTGCGCGCCGCCGGGGAAGCGGCCGACGTCATCGCCCGACTCAAACCCAAAGGCAACGGCACGGAGACTCGTCTGCGTTCAGCCATCGGCGCGGCGCAGATCGCCGGCGCGACGCCAGCAGAGCCGTTCCTGCTGCAATTCCCGGCGATGCTGCGCAAGATGTGGTCGGGCGGAGAGGTGCAGGCGTGGCTCGATGCGCTGCCGACGCTGTACGCCGCACCGCACGCGGCGCCGCTCGTGCGCCGCGGCTGGCTTCTGACGTTCAGCGACGAATCCCGCCAGTTCGCCACCGACCCGCAATTCGTTGGCACTCTGGCCGCGCGCGGCGTCAAGTTCGAATCGGAGGAACTGTTCGCGCGCGCATCCCGTGTCGAGCACCCCGCAGCAGCGACGACGAGCGAGCGGGTGGAAGCGCCTCGCGGCCCCACCACCCCGCAGCCGCCCGCGCAAGCCGACGCAGAAAAAAGCCCTGCTCCCGGTAACGGGCGCAGGGCAGTAGCTTCCGCGGCCCACGAGGCAGGGATGGCCGCGGTGAGCATTGTTCTGCTGCCTGACACGGGACGCAATCAGACGAGTTCGAAATTCGAAGGCGAAAAGAGTCGCGCTGATGCGCTGACGGATGAGCAGGCGGCCGCCATGTACGTCACTGCGGCAGCGAGCATTACCGGCTGCCCGACGTTCGAGCAATGGAGTGCCGCGCTCGTACGCGCCCTCCTCGCCGCGCCCCCTGTTGAGCTGCCCGCCACAGCGCCGGCGGACGGCGTCGGTGAGATTGCGGACGCCGCGATCGATGAGATGGGCGCAGGAGGTGCCGCATGAGCGCTCACCGCCCCAACCACGACGAAATCCTCGCGACCTTCCAGCCCGGCAAAGTCTATGAAGCGACGGCCGTAGCAGCGAAGTTCAAGCAGCGCGCCTCTGAGCTGAAACCGACACTCGAAGAGCTCGTTGCGAACGGTCGGCTGAAGCGCGGCATTCGCAGGCACGGTTCGCGGATCAGCCCCGGTTACACGCTGCCGACCGGCGCGGAGGCCGACCCGCGAGCGATCGGCACGACGATCGCCGGCCCGCAATACGCGCGCAACTGGAAATCCACGCTCACCGGATACGACCGCGAGATGCGGACCCGCGCAGAGCTTTGCATGGCAGCGAGGACGCGATGAGCGAGAACAGCAAGATCGAATGGACGGACCATACCTTCAACCCGTGGGAAGGCTGCCAGAAGGTCGGGCCGGGCTGCGACCACTGCTATGCGGAGACACGCAACGCGCGCTTCTCCGGCGGCACGGCCGTCAACTGGGGGCCAGGCGCGCCACGCCGCCGCACATCGCCGGCGAACTGGCGGAAACCACTCGCGTGGAATCGCACCGCGGGCATGTTCTACGCGCAGCACGGCCGCCGGCAGCGCGTGTTCTGCTCGTCGCTCGCCGACGTGTTCGACAACGGCGTCGACCCGGCGTGGCGCCGCGACCTGTTCGCACTGGTCGCGAACACTCCGAATCTCGACTGGCTGCTGCTGACGAAGCGGATCGGCAACGCCAGCGACATGATTGTCAACGCGCTGCGGCAACAGCCGGGCCTGTCGGCCCCGCCACCATGGCCGTGGCCGAACGTCTGGCTCGGCGCGACGATCGTCAACCAGGCCGAGGCCGACCGCGACATCCCGAAGCTGCTCGAGGTGCCCGCGCGCGTGCGCTTCCTGTCGATGGAGCCGCTTCTCGGGCCGGTCGACCTCTACGACTGGATCGGCCCCTGGGGCGAGCCTCACGAGCTGCAGGCGCCGGCAATGCTCGACTGGGTGATAGTCGGCGGCGAAAGCGGGCCCGGCGCGCGACCGATGCATCCGGATTGGGCTCGCTCGCTGCGCGATCAGTGCGCGGCCGCCGGCGTGGCGTTCAACTTCAAGCAGCACGGCGAATGGGCGCCCGGATCGGGGGATTTCGGCGCAGGCCGATTCGAGACGGCAGCGATTGCGCGCGACGGCCGCATCGTGCCAGGCGGCCACCGCGTCGAGGATTACCCGACCGGCGCGGCAAGCGGCGACGGCTGGTCGATGGTTCACCGCGCAGGCAAGCGCGCCGCCGGCCGTCTGCTCGATGGCCATACACACGATGAATTTCCGGGAGCCACAGCGTGACAAAGAAGACGCCACCGACCGAAATCGCGTGCACGAACGACGTTCAGGTCGTCGCGCCGCTCGCCAGCACGATCAGCGCGGTCAGCTTTCAGGGGTTGAGCATCACCACACCCGACGGCAAACCGGCGACGCTCGCGGTGATCGATATGCAAGGCCGCATCATCGATTCCGGCCCGAACGTGATGCGCGCGGTTTGGGACGTCGCGATCAGATCCTATCGAAATTTCCTGATAGGCAGCGGGCACCTTCGCGTGTTATCGAAGCCTGCCTCTACATGAGAACAACGGCGCTTCGGCGCCGTTTTCGTTATGCCTTTCGATTTAGGCGTCAACGTGATCGAGCTTCACTACTTCCATCGAATTGCACTGCGCCCAGATGGCACAGGCGTGTAATTGAATGTATTTGATTTTCCACGCGAGAAAGACTACGTTTATTGCGCGTGAGCTTTCAATTGCCACGCGACCAACTTAAGCAACCCGGACTTAAATGCATCAACCATTCAAATGCAGAAAACAATACAGAGGAAAATATCATGAATGACAAAAATCGACTTGTCGACGAAGAAATCAACCAACAGGCATCCTCAGATGCTGCCCAGGCAGTGAATTGGCCTTCACTAGCAGCATTCAATGGGAAGCTATACGTGGTATACCAAGGCACCACCAATGAAAATATTTGCTACACATCGTTTGACGGGAAAAACTGGGAGCCTGAAAAAACGATCTTTCCGGGTTTTGATCGGATCACCCAGGCAGTTTCATTATCGGTATACAACGATAAATTGTATATGGCACACAAAGGCAATGACACCAACAACAAAATTTATTACGCTTCGTTCGACGGGACGCAGTGGACGCGGGATGAAGAAGTTCTAAGTGCCGCAACCCTCGATCCGGTTTCATTGATGGTATTTGATGGGCGTTTGTTGATGTTTTCCAAAGACGTCAACAACACCCACATTAACGCCTATAATTTTGACGGATCGAAATGGGCATCAGCCGGCTATATTGGCATTGCCGCAACTGGCCAGTCGGTCGCATCGACATTATTTAATGGCCAACCGTACGTAGCACATAAAGCCGTTGATAGCAATAGAATTGTCTATACGAAATACACTGCCCTTGGGAATAGTTGGACACCGGAGAAAACAACCGACGACAATGCACCGACCTCTCAGCCGGTTGCATTGGCAGTATTTAATGATAAATTGTACTTGGCGCACAAAGGCGTCAACGACGGAATGATTTATTACACGTCATTCGACGGGATCAAATGGACGAAGGAACAACCGGTGATCCCGGCCACCGCCAGAACACCCGGTCCGGTTTCATTGACCACATTCGGCGGCAAGCTGTACTTGGCGCACAAAGGAGAAAGCAATAACAACATTTATTACACGTCATTCGATGGAACCAACTGGGCGCCGGAACAGACGGTTCCCAATGTGGTAATGGCGGGAAAATGA